CAGGTAACGAAAAAATAAAAATAATTAGGTTTTATAAAAAATGATAGAAAAAATTAAATACGAATCTAGCTTAGTTAAAAAATGGTTTGCACAAACTGAATCAAATCAAAATATAAACGAGCCAGGAGTGATAGATATAGTTTTAGAACTTATGCACCACTTTGATATTAAATCAAATAAAAGACTTTTAAAAAGGTTTGAAAAACTAAACTATGCAAAAACATTTTTTGAACAAGAAAGTCTTAGAGATGTAGTTTCTAAAGGTAAATTTTTAAAAGGAACTTTTGGTGCAGCTTTGAAAGATTTTTGGGAGTCACCTGATTATGATAAAGATTTATTTAAAGATGGATTAAAAATAGCAAAAGAAAATAAAAAAGATTTTAAACTTACTGAAAAAGAAAAGAAATTCTGGGCAGCTATATTTGCAGAACATGACTTAATACATTTCTTTTTTGATTTAAAAAACACAACTATGGGAGAAATATCTGTCATAACTTTTACCATTGCTAAAAGTTTTCGTAGAAGTTTTTTTACAATAATCTTTTTTGCTTTAGTAGGAGCCTTATTAGAGTTTTTAAGAAGTCCTACTGGATTAATTCGTTTGAGATGGAATGTAAGAAAAGTACACTCATTAAAACTACATCATCATGATATTCTTAAAATAATATGGAAAGCATATAGAAATGGCAAAAGATGTCCTTGGATGCTGTCAATAAATTGGCACGACAGATTGCATGAGCCATTACACATAGTTAAAGAAGAATTAGGTCTTGATGTAAATGCTGATTTTTCATTTTACCGCAAGATGGACAAAGAATTAGAGAAACTTAATTGGTGGAAAGAATATGGTAAAAGAACTGCATTTCAACAACAGATATTAGTAGCTAGATTAGTAAAAAATAATGGTGTGCCTTTTAAAATACTTCCATGATTTGGCGGTCAACTATAGATTTAACAGACACAGAAAGACTTGCCTTAAATATTTTTGCTAAACAATATGAAGGTTCATCAGAAGAAATAGTGCCTAATGCTTTGAGGCAGTTTCCTTCCGTTTTAGAAAAAGTTAATAATTTAATTGATAGTTATTTACCTAGAAAATATAAAAAATATTTAGTGCAGTCTTGGTCAATAAATGTTGCTAAAGATACTGTCATTACTTCTAATCCTCATAATCATGGGTACTCTCATTTTAATTTTATATTTTACACCGAGAGTGATGGAGAAAATTGTTTAGTACTGAGGGATGCGAATAATTTAGAATTTAAATTAAAATTAAAGACAAATGAATTTATAATATTACCACCACAACAGATACATATGATAGAGATAGGTAAAATTAAATCAGACAGAATATCTTTTGTAGGAGACGTTATACTTACAGAAACAGAATATAAAAGCAGTATGTTTTTACCACCTGTAAATATTTGGCAAGAACTAGAGTAAAATAAAACTATGTTAGGATTTAAAACATTCGCAGAATCACCTATTTCTTCTTTAGCAAAGCTAGATGATGTAAATGTAGCCCCTACTGGTCAAGTGGGTACTGGTGCTGTAGGTTCTTTAAGTTTCTCACTAGAACTTAATTTTTTAGTGAGTCAAGATACCGAAGAAGTAGCTGCGGCTACAACTGGTTTAGGCACACCAACCATAGTTATACCCAAGTCATTTAGTATTTCAGGACAAGTAGGTACTTCTGCTTTAGGAAGTGCAGTAGCTAAAGCAGATTCAGATGTCGCTGTTACAGGACAAGCAGCTACGACTGGACTATCTGGTATTGGTGTAAATGGTGGTGTAATAGCAATCATACCCAGCTTATCAAGTAGTTTAGGTTCAGTTAGTGTAACTATTGATGCAGAAGCAAATGTATCAATACCTTTAGAAGATGAAGGAGAGGCAGAACTAGGAACTCCATCAATTACAGCAAGTTCAATCAACGCTGTAGCAGGACAAGCTGGAACTTCCGCACTAGGAACTGTAGTTATACCTGTAACGATTGGTGGCGTATCTGCTACTTCTGCATTAGGCACGGCAGTAGCTAAAGCAGACGCAGATGTTTCTGTTTCTGGGTTCGGAATGACTACGGGCTTTGGCACAATTACGCAAAGAACATCAAACACTATAGTGCCAACAGGATATAGTATGACAGGTTCTGTAGGTGCGATAATTATCAATGCTAACGCTACAATTATTCTTAATTCTTTAGAAGTAACTACTAGTGTTGGAGCTCCGAATATTTGGACATTAGTAGATGATGACCAAACCGCAGGATACAGTACTATAGATACAACACAATCACCGAGTTACAGTAACATAAACGATACTCAAAACCCTAATTGGGATGAGGTAGCGTAAACAGATTTTATTACATATAATTGAGGCACTATGGCAAGTACATACGAAAATAATCTTAGATTAAATGAGATGGGTACTGGGGACCAGTCTGGTACTTGGGGAACGGTAACTAATACTAATTTAGAGTTAATCGCTGAAGCTTTTTCATATCAAACAGAAGCTACATTCAATAGTGATGGAGATAAAACCGCTACTATAGGGGACGGAGTAACTGATAAATACAGAGCGATGTATATTAAAGTTACATCGACAACTAGCTTATCTGCCACTAGAACATTAAATATAGCCCCTAATACGCTTTCTAAAATGTTTATTATAGAAAACGCTACTACAGGAGGACAATCAATAGCTGTATCACAAGGTTCAGGAGCTGATGTAACTATCGCTAACGGAACTTCTAAAATAGTATTTACTGATGGATTAGGCTCTGGTGCAGCAGTTTACGACGGTTTAGATAAAATAGCTTTATCTGCTAATACAACTATTGGCGGTAGTACTTTAGCTTCTCAAATAGCCAATTTTATAACCGCTTCGAGTACGACTACTTTGACTAATAAAACTTTTGATGCAAATGGCACAGGTAACAGCATATCTAATATAGAAAATGCGGATATAAGTGCTTCTGCAGCTATTGATTTTAGTAAAATGGCTAATCTAACCGTTAATAGAGCTTTAATTTCAGACAGTAATGGAGATGTTGTAGTAAGTAATGTTTTAGCAGATGAGATTAACCACCTTGACGGAGCTACTTCTAATATACAACAACAACTAAATGACAGAGTTACTCCTAGTAGCTCCGCGACTTTTACTAATAAAGGCGGAAACATATCACAATGGACTAATAACTCAGGGTATATAACATCTTATACTACTAGTTATTCTCAAGGCTCAACTTCAGGATATATTAAATTTACTAATGGTATGCAAATGTGTTGGGCTAAAGTTTATCACTCATATTATGGTACTACTTGGACTTATCCATTAAGTTTTTCTAATGCGGTTGTAAGTGCTTCTAAACACGATATTAGAAGTAACTCCTCGGGAGACGGTTCTAACTATGTTTATAATATAACTACAAGTAGTTTGGCATATACGGGTAGTGTTTATGCAGGTCATGCACTTTTAATGGCGATAGGATATTAAAATGTCAAAGAAATACGCACATATAGACGAAAATAACATTATAAAAGGTTGGTTTGATGATGAAGTTCATGATTCTATACCCGAACCTAATATAGAAGTTACAGAGCAACAATGGCAAAAAGCAACAGAAAATAATCACAATTACTGTGGCTCTGATGGTGTAACTAAAAATATAGATGTTGGAATAACTAAAGAACAACAATTAAGAGTCGCTCAAGCTTATCTATCTGAAACAGATTGGTATGTAATTAGAGAAGCAGACTCAGGTAAAGAAATGCCTAGTGAAATTAAAACTAAAAGAGCAGAAGCCCGAGAAACTATAAGCGATTTAGAGGAATAAATGGAAACTTTACTTTGGATAATATTTATAACAGTAATTAGTAAAGCATTACTAAAAGCTGTTAGACCTGATTTAAATAGAAAATTAAATAAAAGCGTTCAATCAGTAGGTAAAGCGATGAAAGCATATTACGACTACTGTAAGCAGTGGTGGTAATGGCTAGAGCGACAGTAAACGAAGTAGATAAACGTTTAAGTGCTCATGAAGCAGCTTGTGACCAACGTTGGAAAGAAAATTATCGTAGATTAGATTCTATAGAAAATGGGATTTTATTAATTAATAAAACAATCAGGAATAGCTTAATATTTATTGTTACTATTTCCTTGACTGCTATAGGGTTTCTAGTAAGATACACTTTGTTTTAGGAGAGCCAAATGGACTTTTCCTCAGAAACTAAATTATCAAAACACTTTAAATTAAAAGAGTTTGAAAAATCTCAAATGGCTTATCGTCTAGGTATTGATAATAGAGTTACTGACAAAACAATATTTAATAATTTAAAAAATTTAAGTGAGGAAATACTTGAACCTATACGAAATCATTTCGGCAAACCTTTTACTCCTAATTCTGGTTACCGCTGTTTGGAGCTCAATAGAAAGCTTGGCTCTCGTGACACTAGCCAACATACTTTAGGTCAAGCCGTAGATATAGAAATCGTTGGCATAGACAACGAGACGTTATTCGCATACATAAAAAATGAATTAGATTTTGACCAAGTCATTTTAGAATACTATGACGGAATAACTCCTGATAGTGGTTGGATTCATGTATCATATGTAAGCCCTAAAGATAACAGAAAAAACAGTTTCGCATACGACGGAATAAATTATAGAGTAGTTTAATGCCCTTATTAAAATTACAATTTAAACCAGGAATCAACAGAGAAGGTACTAACTACAGTAATGAAGGCGGTTGGTTTGACGGCAACTTAATACGTTTTAACAAACAAAACGTAGAAAAAATAGGCGGTTGGAGAAAAGATAACAGTAATACTTTTTTAGGTAATTGTAGAAAATTACACGGTTGGACAGATTTAAACGGTACAAAATTTTTAGGATTAGGTACAACTAGTAAATACTATATCGAAAAGGGTGGTTCATTTTATGACGTTACACCATTAAGGCAAACAACAGCCGCAGGTGACGTAACTTTTGCAGCAACTAATGGCTCAAGCGTAGTCACTGTTACTGATACTAATCATGGATTAGGGGTAGGTGATTATGTAGCTTTTAGTGGTGCAACTAGTTTTGGCGGTAATATAACAGCGGCTGTAATAAATCAAACAGGAACAACATATTTAAATCAAATAGGTTTTATGGTCGCTTCTGTCGTAGACGCTAATAACTATACGATAACTGTACCAGTAACAGCTAATTCTTCTGACGCTGGTAGTAATAAAGGTGGGAGCAGTGTCATAGGGTACTATCAAATACAAGTAGGATTAGATAGTTATGTCTCAGGAACAGGTTGGGGAGCAGGAGCATGGGGAGAAAGCACTTGGGGAAGTACAAGTCCGTTAGCTTTCGCTAGTCAATTAAGATTATGGTCACATGATAATTACGGTGAAGATTTAATTATTAATCCTAGAAACGGTGGTATCTTTTTCTGGGACACTTCCGCAGGGGTAGAATGGGCTACTAATAATAATCACAATAGGGCTAAAGCGTTATCGGACCTCACAGGAGCTAATTTAGCCCCCACAGTAGGGTTATTTACCTTAGTATCTCAGGTAGATAAACACGCTATTATTTTAGGAGTAGACCCTATTAATACAGCAGGAACAGCTAGAACAGGACAAATTGACCCAATGCTTATAGCATTTAGCGACCAAGATAATATTGTAGAGTGGGAGCCAAAATCTACTAATACTGCAGGAGCATTAAGTTTATCTGAAGGTAGTACTATCGTAGGAGCAGTAAAGTCAAGACAAGAAATATTAGTCTGGACAGATACCTCTTTATACAGTATGCAATTTATTGGTCCACCTTTTACATTCGGTATAAATTTAATAAATAAAGAAACTGGATTAATTGGACCTAATGCTGCGATAGTAACTTCAAAAGGTGTTTTTTGGATGGCGGTAGATAATTTTTATGTTTACACAGGTACAGTACAAAAAGTTCCTTGTACAGTTTTAAGTTATGTTTTTGATGATATAAATGTTTCAGAAGTTTATAAATTTCATGCTTTTTTAAATGAAGAATTTAATGAAGTAGGCTGGTTCTATACTTCGAAAAACGGTAATGAGATTGATAGATATGTTTCTTATAACTATGACATAGGTGCATGGGCTTATGGAACATTAAGTAGAACAGCTTGGTTAGACTCGGGTACAGAACCTTACCCAAGAGCTACAAGTAGTAATTATTTATACGAACATGAGTATGGTTACGATGACGACGGTAATCCTATGACTAATGTTTTTATAGAAAGTTCAGATATGGATTTAGATGAAGGAGAACAATTCAGCCATATATCTAAATTAATACCTGATGTTAGATTTCTAAATAACGCGGCAGGACAAATAAATTTTGTTTTAAAAACTAGAAACTCTCCTGGAGAAACATTAACTACTAAAAGTACTAACGCTGTAACAAGCACTGCGGCTAAAGTAGATTTACGTTCTAGGTCAAGACAGGCAGCTTTTAGATTTGAATCAGATGACGACGCTTCTTATCCTGGAAATACAAATACAGGTTGGCGATTAGGTAATAATAGAATAGAAATAAACCCTGACGGAAAACGTTAATGGCTAAATTATTAAGAACTTCGCTACCGTTTAGTTCTGACGGTCAAGTAAACGGTGAGTTATATAATAGATTACTTAGAGTATTAGAATTAAATCTAGGAGAGTTTGACCCTGATAATACTAGACAAATAACTACTGAGGAAAAATTAGATAATAAATTTAATTTAGGAGCAATCGTATTCGATACGACTTTAAGTAAGCTACAAGTATACGACGGAGATAATTGGCTTTCTATTGCTACTATACCCCTTGATGTATTTAGTGGACCACCCACCAATGGATTAGAAGCTCAATCTTCTTTAGGTACTTTGTCTGTTAGTGCTGGTGGGGACACTACAATTACATTATAAATATTTTCAAATATAATACCCAAAAGGAGATTAACATGATAAATCAATGGTCGTATAGCCGTTTAAGTTGTTTTGAAAAATGTCCCAAACAAGCAGAATTTAAATTTGTTAAAAAATTAAAAGAGCCTGGAAGTCCAGCAATGGATAGAGGCAAACATATCCATAAACTTTGTGAAGAGTATATTCGTGGGTTTCATCAAGAAATACCAGAAGAAATAAAAGGATTAGAAGATAATTTTAAAGAACTAAAAGAACTGCACGAAAGAGGACACGTGCTTTGTGAAGAAGATTGGGCTTGGGACGAAGAATGGAAACAAACAGGCTGGTTTGATTATAATACTTGGGGTAGAGCTAAAGTGGATGCTTTTGTATATGAAGAAGGTGTTTCTAAACAAGCTCGAGTTATTGATTTTAAAACAGGAAAGTTCGAAGGTAATGAAGAAGCTCATAGAGAACAGTGTGAATTATACGGTTCTATAGCTTTAAAAAGGTTTCCAGAATTAGAAGAAATAGTTACTGAAATGTGGTATTTAGACCATAATAAAATAAGTAAGTTCGTTTACGATACACAAACAATAATTTTAAAAAGAGACCGTATAAACGCTAGAGCTATAAATATGACTACAGCTACAGAGTTTCCTGCTAATCCACATAAATGGAGATGTCGTTGGTGCCATTTTGGTAAAGAAGGGTTATGCGAAGAAAGAATTACAGATTAATATGAAACACCCATATTTTATACTTCCAGATGTTTTACCAGATATAGTGGTAGAAGATATAAAAAACATTGTTTTAAATTACGAAGAAATAGACGGTGGTGTGGGCGGTAATGTAACTCTGCAAGAAGAAGCCACAGTAGATAATGAAATAAGAAGATGTAAACAACGTTGGATTCCACCTAACGCAGAAGATACTAAAAAGATACATAATCTTTGTACAGAAATATTTGAAGAAGCAAACAGAAGATGTTTTAGCGTAAATTTAGATAGGGTGTTTAATATGTTTTACGCTGAGTATCGAGCAGAGGATAATGGTTATTACGCTCAACATAAAGACTCTAATTTAGGTATTAACGGTGAACTGTACGATAGAAAACTTAGTATGACAATACAACTATCAGACTCTGCTGAATATGAGGGGGGTGATTTTGTTTTTTATGATGACCTACATGGTTGGGCTCAACCCGACAAGGAACGTATTAGGAAAAAGGGTGCGGTGTTTGTTTTCCCTTCTTTTTTAGAACATGGTGTAAAACCTGTAACGAAAGGAATTAGAAAATGTTTCATAGCTTTTATCGAAGGACCCGCTTGGCGTTAATGCATTAACAATCATCTAAAAATACTTTATTATTGTTCTCGGTAGGTGATTATTATGGAACAACCTAACGAAATCATAAAAACTGGGGAACCTCAAAAGGTTAAACTAGAATTAGAACTAGATACTACACAAAAGAAATACGAACCTAATAAGTTTCAAACTTGGGTAGATTTAGCGGTAACTATAGACTCTTGGAGAATCTTCCCTAGATTATTTATTACAATTTACATAGTTTTATTATATAAAACTTGTGTATGGTTTATGGGCTTAGATACCCCTAGTTTAGAACAAAGTGGGTTTGTATCTATTGTTGTAGGAGCGGGAGCCGCTTGGTTTGGTTTATATGCTGGTACAGGCGGTGCAAGTAAAACTAAATTAAAACAATATGACTGATACCTTAAAAATCTATTTAACAGAGTTTGAATACAATGGAGTTACCTACGACGGACCTAATATTGTAGCTAAAAATTTTAAGGAAGCTGTACGACATGCTGATGATTTAGGCATAATTGTTGTTGGAAAATTAGATACATTTATATCGTCATCTGGTGCTGAAAACCATAAAACAACGATACATTAATGTATGATATGACTATGTTTGAACTTACGTTAAGCGATTTTTATATCGAGTTTATAGGATTTGTACTTACTTTATTAGTAGGATTAGCTGTAAAAGATTATGCTGTAACTTTTGTAAAAGGAGCATTTTTTAGATTCTTTTCACCTTTTGATGAAGGTGATAAAGTAATTCTAGACGGACAAACGGCTATGATAATAAAAATTGGTTTTTCGCAAACCGTGTTCGGTGTTTATAGCGAAGATGGATATACATGGAGGTATATCCCGAACCAAAAATTAGATAATTTTAAGTTAGAAAAAGTAGTAGACGCTGAATTACACGCTGATACAGCTAAAGAAAAAGCTGAAAAAATACGAGCTATCTTAGAAGAAAAAGACGATTAGGGGCTATACAGCTTGTTAGTTCATAAAGTATAATCACTTTACAGTTATATAGACTGCACCTTAGGATAGGCAAAAATCCGCATTTTAATTAAAATATATGAGTATATGAGTGCAGGAATAGCGATGGCAGTGATAGCGGGAGTACAAGCTCTCGATTCTATCCTTAATAAACCTAAAAAACAAATACGTCCTGCCGATTCTAAAGTTTTGGGAGAAGACCAACAAGGAATAGCTAGTATCGAATTAGATACTATCGGTGATGAAACACTTAATGAAGCTGACGATATTAAATTTAAAGAACTCGAAAAACCCGAAGATATAGAAATAACTGAAACATTAAATACACCAGAAGAAGGGTTAGCAAGTTTACTTAAACAATTACCTATACAACAGGCTGCCGAGGGAGAGGAAATAAATAGTGAAGGTGTGAGTGCTTCTGAAACCGAAGAATACATTAATATGGCATTTAGTATATTACAACTTTTATTAGATAAAGATGAAAAACCTCCCATTGCTCCCGCAAGAGCTCCTAGTTTTTCTGTTGAAAGTCAGGGCATAGGTCCACTACAGACTATAGGAATGAATACGGGAGGAGAACCTTCAAAAGTTTTAGCAAGACCTATGTTTAATGGTGACCCCGTAGTAGGTCCAGGAGGTCCAAAAGATGATATAATACCAGTACTCGCTAGTGATGGTGAGTTTATGTTATCAAAAGCAGCGGTAGACCATGCTGGTGGTGGTAATCACGAATTAGGTATCGCTAGATTAAAAGCATTTAATAATAAAGGTAATCAAAGATATGGCTAGTAGAGAAGAACGAGAATTTTCGTCCCAAGCCCCCGCACCACAGGTAGCGGATATATTAAATACTGGTATTTTTCCAGCGGCTAGTGGTTTGTTATCAAGAGGATTAGGAGACCCTAATGTTCCTGATAGTAATCCTTATTCTTATACTGGACAACGAATAGCTGATTTTGACCCTAGAGAACAAAGAGCATTTGGTTTAACTGACCAAGCTATAGGCAGCTATTTACCTTTTTTACAAACAGGAACAGATGTATTAGGTCAGAGTGCTGATGTATTTAGACAAGGTATAGGGTCAAGATTTGACCCAACGAGCACTGATGAATTTTTTAATCCATTTTTAGATAGAGTTGCAGGTAGAGTTGAAGATAGAGTCGGTAAATTTATTGCAGATAGAACTAATCAATTAAATTTAGGAGCGGCTAGGACAGGTAATCTTGGTAGTGCTAGACAAGGTATAGTAGAAGCAGATATTACTAAACAAGGAATAGAAGGATTAACTGACGCGTTAGGTAGTTTATATTCTAAAGGATTTGATACAGCACAAAATTTAGCATTCACAGATTTCACTAGAGGTGCTGATAGAGATAGAGCATTAGGTGCTTCATTAGCAGATATTTCAGGTAGAACGTTTAATGTAGCTAATCAATTACCTAATTTACAAAGACAAGATATTAGTTCTTTATTTTCTACAGGAGGATTAGGTAGAAATAGAGACCAATCTTTATTAGATTTAGATTACCAGAACTTTGTTGGTAGATATAATTTACCATTCCAAAATTTACAAAACGTTGGAAATATAATGGCGGCTCTTGGTCCGTTGGCAGGTGGTTTCGGTTATGCTGGAGCAATACCTGCAGCAGACGCAACAAACGCTACTGGTGCAAATCGTTTTGCTCCTGGAATCCCTGGAGTTATAACGAATAATATGGGTGGTTTAAATTACCAAAGTGGTATTATGGGTAGTAACGTAACTCCACCAACGTTTGGAAATGTTCCGTTAAACCCTAGTGTATTTCCACAAGGTGTAGCTTCAATATATAACCCAACTAATAATACAGGTAGTTTCTATGGCTAACGGAATAACTGGTCTTAGTCCTTTCCCAACTATGGGCGGTGGAAATCAAGGAGCTCCTGGAATCACTTCTGTAGAAATAACACCAACTAGAGTAAATTTTCCCACAGCTAGAACTAGAACTCCTGCACCTGAATCTAATGAATTAACTGGTGCAGAAAAATATATTCCTGGAGTTTTAGGTATAGTAGGTTTAATAGATAATGCAGTAAATAGAAATAAATATAAAGTTACCACTGAAGGTTTTAAAAAAGAACAAGAAAGAATAAAAAAATTAAACGACGAAGGTTTAATATCTGACGAAGTAGCAGATGCTGAATTAAAAGCATACGCTATTTATGGTCCTGATAGAGATACAAGCGGAGTAGACGCTATGACTATAGCGGGTACTATAGGTACTTTATTTTCTGGTAGAACATCTGGAACATCAGCAGCTATAACTAATCAGTTTTTAAATAGAAAAAACACTGAAAACCTATCAATAAATACTAGTAAAAATCAATTTAAAAAAGAAAGTCTTAAAAAAGATTTCGGTCAAGTAAATATATTAGATTATGCAAACCTTACACAAGGACAAAAACCTAATATTACTTTAGGGATAAGTTCAGAAAATGATTTCGGCACAGACCTTTTTGTACCTACGGAAGCATTTAAAGGAGACGACCCAATATTAGAAAATGCAGTAACTATTGGTGGTAAAACTTATATAAAAAATCCTGAAGGTTTTGTTAAATATACTGAAGGTATCGCAAGGTCTTTAGAAGCTGACGGTAGTTTTAATTTTGCTAGAAAAGACGCACTAAAAGATTTAAGACAAAACGTTAATACTCAAAAAGAACAAGACGCTGCTACAGCCAAATTAGTAGGATTAGCAAACCCCGCATTACAAGAACTAAGAAAACAAGCCGCAGAAAATATGCCAGGAACTACTACAGTAGCTTCTTTCGCAAGTTTCGCAAATGATGTACGAGTAAACTTAAATCAAATTTTCGGTGACGGTAAGATAGAAAAGTTTTTTGAAGGAGGAGAAGGTGGGTTAGAACCAAATACTTTCGGTAAAAATGCTTCTTCAAAACGACTACTACAGGACCTTTTATCATTAGATGAAAATTCAGAAACTTATGCGGAAGATGTAAATAAAGCATTAGGTAATTTTATAGATACTGCTGATATAGATTCAAATTCTAGAAATTTCTTAAAAAATAATGTACAACAATTAGCGATTAAAAATGCTAAAGTAGCTTCGTTATTTTTAAATATTGCTTATTATGCCGCAGGTACCGCAGGACAAACAGGTAGAACATTATCAGATAAAGATTTAGCTAACTTTTTTAGAATTATCGGTGGTGAAGGAAGTCAAGACCCTGCAGTTAAACACGATATTTTATTAGATTTTATAAATAGAACTATTAAAGCTAGAAACGATGAAACTGGTGGGGTATTTAGTTTAGCTGCTTTAAGTGAAAGAGACGGTATTTTTGGACCTTATGGTAATTTGAATTTAAAAAATAAAGAAACTAATGAAAAATTAGGATTATTAAGACCTTTTTACGATTGGGACCCTAATGCGGATGGCGAATACGATTATACAAAACCAAGTAGACAAAGAACTTTTTTTGAAAGAAATGCTACTGTGCCTAGTATAGTAGAATGGTTATCTAGTAATCAACAAAGATTAGGTGACGGCTTCGAAACATCTAGTGAAGAAACAGGCACTAAACTAGACACAGGAGACGACGAAAATCCTTTTGCAACCCCATGAGTACTTTTGCTGAACTACAAAATCAAGCAGTTGCAGAGTTAAAAACTCAGCCTGTTTTAGATTTTTTTACAAACCAAACTTATCCTAATTTGTTATACGGTCAATTTCTTAATGATGAGCAACTAAAAAATTTAGCAATATTATCTAAAAGTAATGTTCAAAAATCATATTTAGAAAACAGAACTGAAAATGAACCTACTTTAGAAGAACTAAAAGAAAATTTTAAAAATGTAACATACCCACAAAGATTACAACCTTTTTTAAGACAACCTTTAGATTTAGATGTGAATGAATTTTTTCCACTTTATGCGGCTAGATTAAAACAATATGAAGAATCTTTAAAAAATAGAGCAAACCCAGAAGAAATATTACAAAGACAACTCACGTATACACGAGGTAATTTTCCAGATAGCTTTGCTTCTGGTACAGAACCCATACCTGTCTCAACACCCATAGGTTACAAATACACTCAAGAATTAATAAATGCTGGTTACAATCCTGGAAATATTTTAGACGCTACTAGATTTAAATTAGCTATGAACTTTTTTGCAGGGTCTAATTATACTCCTGATACAGCTAATTATGCTGTAGAAAACGTAGGAGTAGCGGGTCCACGTAATAGTGATTTGATAAAAGCAACTGGAATACCTAACCCAAAACTCTATAATTTAGAACCTAAATTCGCTTACGCTATTCCAAACAATCCTAATAATTCTATTGCATATTTTGCAGATATGAAAAACCCTCAAATACTAGACGCACCTTTTGTGTCAGGGTTAGATTTTTTAGAATTTGGAGCTGCAGAGGGATTGCCCATAATAGCAGAAATTCTTGCAGGTAATAAAATAAATCAAAGTAAAAAATTAACTAATTTAATGCAATATGGTATAAAAGATGTAGGCAATATAAGAAAGGCAGCTGGTAAATTAGGTGAATATGGTTTCCTCGGTACTAGTGCAGCATTAACTTTATTTGGGCAAAGAGTGCTTGGTAAAATGAATGGTTATCATAATTATAGTGGTGAGCAAATGCTATATGAAACAGGACTTTTAGCTGCTTTATCAGTGGGAGGACAAACAGTAATTGACGGATTTATGAAAGGTCTTCCACAGGTAGTTAGATTCTTATCAGGTGGTCGTACATTAGATACGAATGAAATGATAAAAATGAAACAACTACTAGATGAAAGAGCTAAACAATACAATGAGGGCGGTAAATATAAAGATGTATTCGAAGGTAAAGATATATCTATAAAAGATATTAATGACGCTATTATTGATATAGCTGACGACGTACAAAGTAAAATAGGAAAATTTGACCCAACAGTAGCTCAAGCAACAAAAGACGCATACTATGCAGATTTAGAAAAATTATTAAAAACGGAAGGAGCAACTAATTCAGAATATATAGATTGGTTTAAACAAACTTTAGCAGGTAATGCGGAAGTACGAGATAAATTTTTTAAAGCTATCTTCGATGGTTTAGATAATACAACAACGGGAGCTACTATAGCGGATGACGTAGGTGGAGCGATAAATAGTGAAAGGCAAGAATTTGTACAAAGAGGTCAACTTCTTATTAACGATTTTATTGAAGAGTTTGATTCTTTTAAACAAACGGGTGCTAGAAGTGCTGTTGAAGATGTTTATAGTGCTGATTATGCTACAGAAATAAGACCAGTTTTTCAAAAATTAATAACTGAAAGAACAAACGAATATAGAAAAGTTTTAAATGAACAAGATGTTGAATATTTAAATGCTTTAGGGTTAAGCGATGCTCCTATAAAAAGAGCTAACCCACAATTAAGAGCGGCAGCAGAGGCTTTAGACGCTGTTAATAATTTTGATAATATTGTTAGTAGAGGATTGAGAGCAGGAGATAGAGCTGCTAAAAAAGAAATCGATGAAGTTTTTCCTGCAGACCTTAGAACTCAACTAACCGCATACAATAACAATGATTTTACTATTCCAGAATTATTCGCTCTTAGAAAACAAATAGGACAATACCGAAATAGTTTAAATACAAAAATTCCTGCAGAACTTAAATTAAATGATAAATTTTTAGCTTTAGAAAATTCTTTAGATAGTCAAATTTTAACAACCGCTAGAAGAGAGTTAAATCCAGCACAGTTTACAGAATTTAAAATTTATCAAAGTGAAGCATTTAGAAAAATGTCTGATACTTATAACCCAGTTTTAACTGAAATAGCTAAAAAGAATCCAGAACAAATATTACCTTATTTTTTAAATCAAACTACTCCTGGAACATCTGTAAATACTCCGTTAAGAAATTTTGTAAAACATTTAGACCAATTAGGAGCTGAAGGTCAAAGTATAAAAAATAGTTTACAAAATGATTTAATAGATAATATACGATTTAATATTTTTAGTCCTGATAAAACTCCAGTAGAACAAAGCAAAGCATATTTTAGATTTATGCAAGATAATAGAGCTTTAGTAAAAGAAATATTTCAAGAAGATAGTGTTTCTAAATTTGCTGACCCTAAGGTTTTTAGAGAAAAATTCTTACCAGAGATAGACGCATACGAAGCTAGTCTTCGTAGACTAAACGATACTTTTGGAGAGGGCGATGCTTACAATATAGTAAGTAATATTTTTAATCAATTTGATAATACAGGTCAAGCGTTTAGTCAATTAGAACAATTAATGAATATTGTAAATTCAAGAGGAAGTAAAAAACTTAAAAAAGATATAACTCAAGTATTTAAAAAATATGTTTTAGACGCTTCGTCCACCGACGGAGCTTTTGATTTTAATAAATTTCGAAGTTTCGTAAATAACAGATTTACTCCTGATGAAGCTGCTGGTGCTAATTTATCTTTTAGAGGAGTAGCTAATTTAATTATGGGTAATGAAGCAGGAGATAAATTTGTAAGAAATATGAATGTTTTATCAGAAATGTCTGATAGATTAACACAAGGTTTTTTCGATTCTGATACTGCTATAATAAAAAATATGCAAGAAAGTTTTCAAAATCCTGAATTAAATTATTTAAAAAGATTTATTATCCCACCTTTAACTCAATTAGGTAGACGAGTAACTGCATTCGAAAAAGCTCTAAGAGAAAGAAATGCTAATTTTTTAAGAACTTTAATTATGGACGCTTCTGAGACAGGTGGAGAACTTTTTAATAAATATGTAGATGGATTAGAAAATAATCGAGCGGCTCGTACTTTTTTAAAACTATATACTAATTATCAAATAAGAAGTGGTTCTGCATATAATTTAACTAAAGATTTTGAACAAGGAAAATACACTACAAAAGAAAAAGATATAATAAAAAATAGACAAGAAGCAGAACAAAAAAGAATAAATGACCTTATAGGGCAAGAACAAGCAGATACTATAAAACAAATATTAGAGATAGCTAGAAAAGCAGGAGTAGAGTTATGAGTTTTTACGATGAAGTTTTTCAATATATTGATATGGAAAGAGATATGAAAAATTCTCCTCCGCCACGTAATCAGTACGAAGCAGACGTTTTAAAATATAAAAATAATTATATGAAAGGTATAACCACAGCTTTACCACAAAGAAGCCCTATAACTCAGTTTACAGTTCCAGTTGAAAATACACCGAAAAACGGTAATTTAGCAAAAGCTACCACTAACCAAAGTAAATTATACTCAAATCCATTAGATAGAGGTATAATGACAAACGTAACGGATGTATTTCAAAATGGATTTAGACCGAATAAAACTACATACGGAGCATAATTATGCAAGGAATAGAGCAATTAACTAACATAATGACAGAGGGCGGTAGGTCAGATGTGCCTATGAGTATGAACTCCTCTCAAGGAATAGCAGGTATGATGCCACCGCAAGATATGGCGATGATGCAACAAGGACAAGTACCAAACCCTGCTGATTCTGCACCTCAGGGTATCGATATTAATAGCGACGCTGATATGTTAGCTTCAGCAGTGGTTGGTCGTACTAATGGAGATTTAGATGAGGCGGAGCAAGTATTAGAACAAAGTCTAATGTTAATTAAAACTGCTAAATCACAAACACAACAACCTACAATGGCTGCTTACGGTAAACCTATTATGGCAGCAGAAGGTAAACCTATTCCTGACGGTAAAGAAGGAGCGGGTCTTAGAGCATTACCTAACGAAGTCGTAGAAAAAATGGGTTTTGTAAAAGCTTCAGAAGGTACAGAAATACCAACGCCAACAGAGGAACAACTCAGAGGAATGAGTCAAGCAGATTTTGATAGACTTTTTAATCTTTCACAAAGGGCTATTTCTGATATGGATAAAAATATATCTCCTAGTGAAAAACTACGTGAAGAAATGAGACGACTTATCATGGGTGCTATGGCAGCTAAAACACAAACTGGTCGCAGAGTTATGTCTGACAAAGATAGAGAAGTTATGTTAGAGGAACTAATTGTCAAACCCAGAGTAAAGCCAATGAGACCTAGTAACAAACTAGGAATGGCTTACGGTGGTGATGTTAAAAAAATGATGGGTGGCGGTCCGATGAAATATGCTGACGGTGGTGAAATGGAAGAATACGCGGGTGGCGGTTTAATCTATTTACCTTAAATACCAGTTCTAAAAGTTAAATTAACTCTTTCTCCCCCGCCTTCTACATCAGGTACACTATGAGTAGCGAACATCTGTGAGTGTCCATCGAATATAAATAAATCCCCGTCTTCCATTAAATAATTAGTTTCTTTACGAGTGTCTGTAGTATAGATATTCGTTTTACTTGTATTAGTTTCTTTCTTTATATGATAACCATATTCATGCCATTGAAATATTCTAGGCGCACCAAAAGAAAGCGATACAACTAAATCATTATACGTAGGTACTGTATCAGAATGGTGCGGTATACCTTTACCGTCAGTACCATAGTACCCACATAAACAAAATTTAAAATCAACTTCTATATCTAATTCTCTCCGTATAAAAGTTTCTAAATTACCTTTGATATATTTCATAGGTTGTGTCCAAGCGTCTGGATTATAACTTTTACCTGCATACGAAAATTTACTATCACCGAAACCTCTAGTTTTTCTACCTTCGATAGTTCTACCTTCGTAAATACGTTTAGTAGGTTTATCCCATTTATCTATAAGAGGGTCGTAACCCTTCATAGCTCCTTTATAAAATTTAAGCAATCCAATCTCTCCATTTTTCATCACCCAATACTTCTTGAGCTAGGTTTAATTTACTTCTTAATGCTTTTACTATCTTTTCATCAACAGTGCCTTTAGAAACTAAATCGATATATGTAACTTTATTGCTTTGTCCTATCCTATGAGCACGGTCTTCCGATTGTAATCTTTTTTCTAAATCATAGTTATTAGAATAATAAACAACTGTATTAGCCGCAGTAAGTGTTATACCATACCCACCAGTTTGTACATTACTAATTAAATATTTCAGTTCTGAATCAGGGTCTTGAAATTTATTAATTATATTTTGTCTATCTTCCTCAGGAGTATCACCATAATAAGTAGCTACCGCTTCGACTCCTACAGTTTCTTCTAATACTTTTAATATTCTTCGTATATCGTATTGATAATTAGCCCAAATAATAGTTTTACCTTGTACCTCTGCTAGTATATTTAATAATTCATCGACACGATTATTTTTTATTTCAACTTCCTCACCTTTATCATGTTTTACAAAACCACATACAACTTGATGAAGTCTAAGTATTTGTGTAAGTACAGAAGTTACGCTTACAACTTCATTATCTTCTAGTTCTGCTAGAGCATAATCTTTTATTTCGTCATATACTTTCTTCTGCTCAGGGGTAAGTTCTACTTCCCTTCGCATATATACTTTATCAGGTAAGTCTAAACATTCTTTTTTGAGAACTCGGTACGAAAAGTTATTTACTTTATTACTAAGCTCATCTAAATGTTGATACCCTACAACTTGTCTAAAACTTCTTTGTCCCATAGCCCTATTTATAATTTGAGCATATCTATTTTGGAAAGAGTAATACGAACCATAGCCCAATAATGAAGGAGATAAAAACTCGCTTTGGCTAAATAAATCTAACGGTGATTGAGTAACTGGAAATCCAGTTAGTATTCTGCGATACTTACAATTTACCGCTAGTTTTAAAAGACTTTTGGTTCGTTGTGCTTTAGGATTTTTTATAGTCGTTGATTCGTCAACCGCTATCAGTGGGAAGTGGGTATTGATAAATTTATCAACAAACGTTACACCTTTCTTCGTGCTAAATGCTTCAACATTTATAACTAATATTTTTAAATCTAAAGTACGGTCAAATAAACTTAATAACTTTTCTTTCTCTTTTTTAGTAGGGTTAGGGTTCCATACACCTACCCTATGTATTACGTGGTCAGGTAAATGTGTAGGTATTTCTCTTTCTGACCAATTTTCATAAACACCTTTTGGTGCAATAATTATAGCCGCATTGATTTTACCCCTATCGTAAAGTACAGCTATATTATCAATAAGGACTTTAGATTTACCTGTCCCCATTTCCATAAAATATGCAAACTCCTCTTTATCCCAAGAGCGTTTTAATGCCTCTAATTGATGACCGTAAGGTTCGGTCTTAAATTTATATTTCATAGCTACTTTCTTATTTCTAAAGCGGATTATATATTATATTTAAATCAAAATATACTGGAGTAATAATATTTCTCCGTGCCCTCTAATAGATTTTAGCTAAAACTAATAGGGTACAAACCGTTATAAAAATTAAGTTTTTTAAAACAATCTATTAGTCTATTAAAAATATTAGTAGTTCTAAAAACTTTTTTAGATTTAATTTTTTAAATCTGAAAATACTAATAAAAATAATATCCTTTACTTTGTCGTTTTAAATTAGTAAAGTAAGCCCTTAGAAATCAGAAAGGAGAAACATGACAGTATATGTTATACAAGAAGTCCCAGGACGAAACATCACGTCTGCTAGACAGTATGGTGATTTTGAAGTCTTGTTGCCTTCTAATACTAATATCATGTTAAGTGCTTCACCGTCTATAAAAAGGATGAAACAATCCTTACAAGACTTTAAAGATGAAGATTACTTATTACTGATAGGAGACCCTGCCGCGATTGGTGTCGCGTGTTCGGTGGCTTCATATTATAATCGGGGTCGTTATAATATACTAAAGTGGGATAGGCAAGAAGGTACTTACTATCCTGTCAAAATAGACCTACACGAGAAAGGAGAAATATGACAGAAAATAAACCAACTTTTGAGCAACTAGTCGGAGAAGAAAATGTTTCGGATTGGGACAAAGATGTTTCTGACGGGGAGCTCTCAACTGTTTCTGCTTTAGCCAATAAACAGCTGAATCTAGAGAAAGAACTTAAAGATTTAGAAGAAGCTGTAAAGGTTAAAAAAGAAGAACTTAGATTAGTAGCTGAACAAGAACTTCCAGACGCTATGCAAACTGCAGGGCTAACGGAAATAATCTTGAGTAGCGGAGAAAAGATTACTATAGGAGATTACTATGGTGCTCATATTTCTAAAGCTAATCAAAAACTGGCTTATGACTGGCTTGTTCGTAACGGACATGAAGGACTTATAAAAAATGAGGTACTTCTAAAGTTCGGTAGAGATGAAGACGTTGTAGTTAATGAAACTGTAGACGCTCTAAAATCTCGTGGACTAGCTCCAGAAATACGTCAAAGCATTCACCCTAGTACTTTAAAAGCGTTCGTAAAAGAACAACTTAGTAATGGAGTGGATATTCCGAGTGAACCATTTGGTGTCTTTGTAGGCACTAAAGCAACTATAAAAAAGGTGTAATATGGCGAATACGCAAAACACAGAGGTCGCAGAGAAAAAGTCTACCGCAGTAGCGGCATATGATGATTCTTTGTTATCAGCGGGAACTGGCTTAGAGGAGGCTACAACAGAGGATTATGCTATCCCCTTTATACGTCTGCTCCAACCTATGTCCCCACAACTAAATAAGAATAGTGGAAACTATATCGAAGGTGCTTCTGCTGGTGACCTGATAAATACGGTCAGTGGTGAGGTGTATGATGGAGAAAAAGGTATTTCAGTAGTACCTTGTGCCTACTCTAAAAAGTATATAGAGTGGATTCCTAGAGAAAAAGGTGGTGGATTAGTAGACGCTAATCACGATATGTCTATACTAAAGTCTTGTAAAAGGGATGAACAAACTAGACGATATTACTTACAGAACGGTAATGAGATTGTAGAAACTGCACAGTTTTTCGTCTTAGTTACTGAGCCTGACCCACAACAAGCACTTATAACTATGACTTCTACCCAACTAGGTGTAGCTAGGAAATGGTTGACAATGCTAAGAATGGCTAGAGTGAAAAATAGTGCGGGGGCTTCTGTCCAAGCACCTATGTTCGCGTTTACCTATAAATTAGGTACTAGTTCAATGTCTAATGATAAAGGTACATGGAATGTATTTACAGTAAACCAAGAAGGTCAAACTGATTTAGACACAGCTATGGTAGCTAAAGAGTTTATGTCTTCGGCAAAACAAGGTGATGTTGAAGTTAAACATGAACAAGACGGTACTGTATCAAAAACTAATGGAGAAGCTGAAGAAGCACCATTTTAACATAGGGGTAAATTATGTCGTTGGCAGAGGAATTTGCCAAACGGTTTGCTGGACTTCGTCAAGCGTATGGGACTTTTACAGCCCTAAACGAAACTAGGGAAGACGGTAAGGCGAGTGGAAAAAATGTAACTATATCTAAAGAGCTATCCGATGAAGGACTGCTTAAACTTTGGGAGAACCATTTAAAAGGTAAACAAAGTATAGGAATCGTAGCCATTGATGAAAATAATCAATGTGTCTGGGGAGCTATAGATGTAGACGAATATCAACTAGACTTAAAAGGACTAGCTAAAAAGATATCGAAACATAAACTACCACTTACCGTTTGTCGTAGTAAAAGCGGAGGAGCACATATTTATCTTTTCGTATCTGAGCCTGTCGAAGCTTCATTAATGCAACGTAAGTTAAGACAACTTGCTGCGTCAATAGGTTTCGGTCAGGCTGAGATATTTCCAAAACAAACACAACTATTATTAGATAGAGGGGACAGAGGTAGCACTCTGAATATGCCATATTTCGCAGGAGAGAACTCTACACGGTATGCATATAATGGAGAAGGACAAGCTATAAGTCCCGAAGAATTTTTAGAAAGAGCAGAAGAATTAATACTATCTCCCTCAGGGCTAGAGTCGTTAGAAGCTAGTCCTTTAAGTGAGGAGATAGATTGGATAGACCAATCACCCCCTTGCTTACAACATTTAGTCGTACAAGGGTTTCCTAAAGGTACAAGAAACTCGGGTCTGTTTAATTTAGGTGTATTCCTAAGAAAGAAATATCCAGACGATTGGGAAAAGAGATTAGAAGAAGTAAATATAAAATATATGCAACCACCATTAGGTGCACAAGAAGTATTAACTATTGCAAAACAAGTAAACAGAAAAGATTATTTCTATAAATGTAATGACCAACCTCTCGCGGGACACTGTAATAGTCCTCTTTGTAGAACTAGGAAGTATGGTATCGGAGCGGGAGGGGGGACACCATTGTTTAGTAATTTAACTAAACAAGATAGTGACCCGCCAATATGGTTTTTAGACGTAGAGGGCGGTAGGTTAGAACTAGAAACAGATGATTTACTAAACCAAAATAGATTTCAGCGTAAGTGTATGGACGCTCTAAATAAAATACCACCGAAGGTAAAAGAAAACGTTTGGAGACAAATAATACAACAACTACTAGACTCTTTAACGATTGTTGAAGTACCTAAAGAAGCGTCTACCGAAGGATTTTTCTTAGAGTTATTAGAAGCGTTTTGCACCGAAAGACCTGCGAGAGAACGTGATGAATTATTACTACATAAACCTTGGACGGATAAAGGCAAGACTTATTTTAGATTAGCAGACCTTATGGAGTATCTACATAGACATAACTTTAAAGAGTATCAAAGAAATAAATTAACTTCTAAATTAAAACAATTAAATGGAGAGCCATACTTTTTCAATATAAAAGGCAAAGGTGTAAACGTATGGCATATAGATGAATTTAAAGCTCAAGATGAGTCGCATGATTTACCTGAGTTTGATGATAACCCGATATGACATTACCTAGTAAAACACAAGTTATTCTTGGACCGCCTGGAACTGGAAAGACGAGTACCTTACTTGGTCTTATAGAAGATGAATTAGAAAGTGGAACAGAACCTGATAAGATAGGGTTTTTTACCTTTACTAAAAAGGCGGTATCTGAGGGTAAAGATAGGGCTATAGCTAAGTTTGATAATATTTTAGATAAAGATTTACCTTATTTTAGGACTTTACATTCTCTAGCGTTTAGACAACTAGGATTAAATAGAGAGAATGTTCTAGGTCGTAGGGATATATTAGATTTAAATGAAAAAATGAATTTAAAACTAACTGGGTCTAGTAATTCAGACGACGGGCATTTATTTGCTATGACACATGATGATAGATTAGCGTTTATAGAAAACCTAGCACGTATGCGAGGGGTAGGTTTAAAAGACCAATGGCACGATGTAGAAGACGCTGTAGGTTGGTTTGAATTAGAGCGTTATGCGAAAGGATTAAATTTATTTAAACAAGATAGATTACTCGTAGATTACACAGATATGTTACAAGACTTTCTTACTAAAGGAGAAATACCTAAGTTAGATGTTATGTATGTAGATGAAGCTCAAGACTTGTCCCCTTTACAGTGGTCGGTGGTGCGTAAGTTAGCAGAAAACTCTACTAGGGTTTATGTTGCAGGTGATGATGACCAAGCTATTTATAAGTGGGCGGGTGCTGATGTTGATTATTTAATTAGTAATTCTAAAGACGCAATGATTTTAAAACAATCCTATCGTGTACCTTTTTCTGTGCATGATGTTGCTATGAGATGTATAAATCAGGTACGTTCTAGGGTACATAAAACATGGAACCCTAGAGAACAAAAAGGTACAGTAAGGTGGGAACCAAACATAGATTTAGTAAACATGGAAAGCGGTGAATGGCTTGTATTAGCTCGGACAAACTACCTTTTAGAACAAGTAGATGAGTATTGCAGGAATGAAGGTTGGTTTTTTGAAGTGAAGGGTAGACCCAGTATTTCTGAAAAAAAGGTACAATCCGTGATAAACTGGGAAAGACTTAGAGCAGGGGAAAAAGTAACTTTAGCTGAGTGTGTGAACATCATAAAACAGATTAAATTAAAAAATCCTAAAGTTATAGATACTATCGATGAAAAAACGAAACTTGATATGAAAGATATGCTGTATTACTTTCCCGATATACCTCAAAGTGTTTGGTTTGACGCTTTTAGTTTATTAAGTGTAAAAGAAATCAGCTACATACGAGCCATGCTACGTAGAGGAGAAAAGATTACTAAAAAACCTAGAATAAAATTATCCACTATTCATGCCGCTAAAGGTGGTGAATGTGAGAATGTAGTATTGATTACAGATATTACTAATAGAGTTTATAAAAATTATCAGCAAAATCCTGATGATGAGAATAGAGTATTTTATGTTGCAGTTACGAGAACTAAAGAAAACTTGTACCTTATTGAACCTCAAAGTCCTCGCTGCTACCAAATGTAAAAAGTCTTTTACTTTGTAATAAATATAAAGTAAACTACTATAGGTAAAGGAGATTAAAATGATAAATTGTGTTATTTGCGACCGTAAACGAGATGAGAAGTTCGGACATAACCCAAGTCCTGTGAAAGATGAGGGAAGGTGTTGTACCTTTTGCAATACCCATATTGTTATACCCGCACGTATATCTGAGTATATAAACAGAGAACGTGATTAATGGCTAATAAAACTATGACCATGAAGGAACACATGGAGATGATGGAGAGAATAAAAAATAAAGAAAAGAAACCACCGCGTAGGATAAAGGTAAAGAAATGAATATATTTTATGTATCTAAAAGTCCTAAAGAAGCGGCAGAGTTTTTACCTGATAAACTGATAGTAAAAATGCCTTTAGAGTCTGCTCAGATGTTATGCACTGCTCATAGAATACATTCCGATGAAGATTGGTGTGACGCTAATGGTATTTATAAAATAGCATATAAAAACCACCCATGTACGATATGGGCTAGAACTACTAGTGATAATTATTTTTGGCTATACAGTCATTTTATTGCTTTATGTTCTGAATATACTAGAAGATACGGCAAAGAACATTTAAGTTTTACAAAATTAGAAGAACCGCTTTCATATCTTCCCACTGAAATAAAGTTAGGAGGATTAACGAAATTACCTCAGGCAATGCCTGATGAGTATAAACATGAGAACCCAGTTCTCGCTTACAGAGATTATGTTATACACGAAAAACATTATGCTAAGTGGGAAAAGGGTAGAGATAAACCAGATTGGTGGGAGGTGTAATGTCATCAATAAGAAGAAAACTTACTGTCAATGAAAACGATAGTAAAAATACTAGAATGGACTTAGCGTCAGCAGGTATTCTAGGTAATTGGAGACCCGATGAGTTAGCTCATATGAGTCGTTTCGATAAAATAGCTTCACTATGTATAGACGAAGCTAAAAGATTAGGTAGACCACTTAATACTTTTGAAGTTGGTTGTGGTGAGTGTTGGGCTTTGCGTTGTCTTTATAAGGCATATGTAATAAAAAAGACTGACATAATCAGCTCTTATGTTGGATATGATATAGACCCTGCATGTGAGATGGAAAACCCTTATTGGTCTAATGCGGGTGGAGAACTAAAAGACTCTGCTTGGTTTAAAATATTTAATGGTGAAATACGTATACAAGATTTAACAGTAGACCCTATATTTAAATTAGACGATGAAAGTATAGATTTCTTTTGGTCTACGGAAGTTATAGAACACATGGGTAGGGAGTTTGTTCCTGCTTGGTTAGATGACGTTGCTAGGGTTATGAGACCAGGAGCATTAGGATATGTATCTACTCCTAACCATGATGGGTCTAATGATAAACTTCCCGAAGACCATGTATATGAGTGGGGTTTCGAAGAACTAAAAGAAGAACTAGAAAGAAACTTTGAGATAGAAGCTGTTACTGGAACATTTATACAACTTCCTAGATTGAAAAAGTTTATGAATGACCCTGAGAATCACCATAGAGAATATGGAGGATGGACTCATAAACAATTTAGTATGCTAGAAGATAGATTCGGTAAGCAGTTTTTGAGAATGGCAGCAGCGACTTTTTATCCATCAGTAGCTAATAATTGTGCATGGAGAATACGTAAGAAGTAATGACCTTTATACCAGAACAAGTAGAACTTTATAAGTATTGGATTTCCGAAAGGGAAGGTATACGAGTGTGTAAAGAATACTATGAAGATAAACCGCCTTGGACAGAAGACGAGATACTCAGAAAGTTTAAGTTTTGTCAGGTATATAGAGAAGATGATAGGACTACCCGTTGGTTAAGAACTCATATAAGAGACCCATTAAAAGATAAGCCCGAAGTATTTATGGCTACGGTTATCTTTAGGTGGTTTAATCTTATAGAAACGGGTAGAACTCTATTAGATAACAACTTACATATAGAATGGGATAGAGAAAAAGCTATAGAACTTATACGAGTACAACCTAAATGGATTACGGGTGCTTATATTATCAAGACACCTAACCGTATGGATAAAGTTACAGGAGTCGCTGAGTCTATAACTCATATGTGGAACGCTAAAGATTATATTTTAGAACAACTCTATAAATATAAAGAGCAAGACGGTGGGTCATTACAAAAAGCATGGGAACTTATAAAAGAGTATCCGTATATGGGTCCATTTATGGCATACGAGGTAGTCACAGATTTACGATTTACTCATTTGTTAAACGAAGCTACAGATATTTGTTCGTGGGCTAACGCTGGTCCAGGTGCAATGAGAGGGCTAAATAGGTTGACAGGTAGAGAACTAACTTTTTCAAAACGAAGTCATGACTGGAACTCTGAAATGCAAGAGCTCTACGACATAGTAAAAGTTAATAACCATAATTGGTGGGTATTGAATAAAGGTATGTACGACTTAAAACATAACTTCGAAATGAGAGAAGTAGAAGGAGGACTTTGTGAGTTCGATAAGTATTCTCGTATATTAAACGAGGAAGGAAGAACAAGGTCTATTTATAAACATAATAAACATCTTCCTATAGTGGAAGACATAAAAGAAGGAGAAAGCATATGGGCAAAATGAGTGATTTAGCCATAGAGCTCTTAGATACGTGGGGTGAGGAAGTCGATAAATACTATACTCAGTTCGTAGAAGTAGCGTATTTTCTAAACGTACCTGCAGATTATACTCAAGCGGTAGAGTTTATAAAAAGGAAGATACCCGTACTTACAGACTCAGAGATAGGGTTTCTTATAGACGAAATAACAGGAATGCATAACTCACCAGTATGAATACGTTAAAGGTAAGGAATGTAAATGAAGCCCTAGAAAGAGGGATTGATTTATTTTGTTTTCCAGATAATTATATAGAACAAGATAGTAGAAACGGTAAAACATTAGAACTAAATGAACCATTAACTACTGTTTATCAGAACCCTTGGGAACGAGTTTTATTTTGTACTAAACGAGATGCTAACCCATTTTTTCATTTTATAGAAAGTCTATGGATGTTGAATGGTAATAATGATTTAGCACCACTTACATATTTTGTAAAATCTATGAAAGATTTTTCTGATGACGGTAGGACTTTAAATGCTGCTTATGGTAATAGGTGGAGAAGTTATTTTGGTGAAGACCAGATAGAACAAATTATAGATATATTAATTAAAAACCCTGACGATAGACGTGCAGTTTTACAGATGTGGGGTATAAAAGATTTAGCGGATAAGTCTTTAGATGTGCCTTGTAATACGAATATTTATTTTAAAATCAGAAACGGAAAATTAAATATGACAGTCTGTAATCGCTCTAACGATATGGTGTGGGGGGCTTATGGTGCTAATGCAGTACATATGTCTATCCTTCAAGAATATATTGCTTTAGCTATAGGAGTCGATATAGGAGTCTATACACAGATTAGCGATAGCTTACACGTTTATCAGAATAAAGTTTGGGATAGAATAAAAGGAGCAGAACTTGACCCTTTAACATATAGACATTTAAGTTCTGATTACTGTGACGGTTATGAGTATAGTCCACTCTATACGGATAAAGAAATATTCGATAAAGAATTACGAATATTTTTTAGTCCTTTTAATTTATGGTGGCTTGATATAGATGATGTTCCAGAACATACAGAAAAGAAAATAGATTTATCTAACTATAATTTTAATGAGCCTACTTTCAAAGACATAGCTATGCCTATGGTGAAAGCGTTTAGTGCTCATAAAGAAAGAGATTACGATAAAGCGTATGAGTATGTATCTAAAATTACTGCTCAAGATTGGATGGTAGCTTGTTTCAATTGGATAACTAAGAGGGATAAGCTACATAATTTAAATAATAAATAAGGAGTACTTATGACAAGTAAGTGGGAAGCTATGAAAGATATAGCACAGAGAGACCTTGAAGCGTTAAAGAAAGCAGAAACTTCGTACGGAGATTCTTGGAAACGTAGAGGAGGTGTAGGAGCTTTTATGATGTTAGCTCGTAAGTTCGATAGGATAGAACACCAATCAGAAAAACATGGTTGGGATATCTTTGAAGCTGGAGAAGCATTTAAAGGTGAAGCAGGTCTACTAGATGATATACGTGATTTACGTAGATATTTGTTACTTTGTGAACAGGAGATATTGGCACAGTCCGACCCTGAAACCATAGAGGAAATGTTTAGTACAACTATAATACAGGAGAGTCAAAATGACGATAATAGCTAAAGTTCTTAAATTTTTTAAGAAAAACGATAAAATCGATGAAGCGTTAGATGAAGCAGCAGTCGATTTACCTAAGTTCGAGGAAAAGAAACATAGACCTAAAGCACCAGAAAAAACTCAACAAGTTGGTGTAGTTAGGGCTAAAGGTAAGAAACCTAGAGCTAAAAAGACTAAGATACAAACTAAAAATAAAAAGTGATTCAAGAACCTATGTTCGCACCTAAGAGTAATTGGGAAGTACCTGAGTTATTTCCTAATATACCTGAGACGAAAACTATCGCGGTAGATTTAGAAACCTGTGACCCTAACTTATTAGTTAAGGGTCCAGGTTGGGCTACAGGTGACGGTTATGTTATAGGTGTGGGTATAGCTACTGAAGATTGGAAAGGTTATTTTCCTTTTAGACATCAAGGCGGGGGCAACTTAGACGAGGGGTTAGTCCTCAAATGGCTGTCTAAAACTCTTTCATCTAATAAACGTGACGTGGTCTTTCATAACTCATTGTACGATGTTGGGTGGTTAAAAAGAGAAGGTGTAGAGGTGTGTGGGAATATAGTAGATACTATGTTCGCAGCACCTCTCATCGATGAAAACAGACGTTCGTACTCACTAGACTCATTGGGTGAGAGTTATTGTAATAATAAAAAAGATGAGTCTTTATTACAAGACGCGGCACTTGCTTATGGTATAAATCCTAAATCAGAAATGTATAAACTACATTCTAAATATGTTGGACCTTATGGTGAACAAGACGCGGCACTTACATTAAAAGTTTGGGACAAATTAAAACAAGAAATAAAAAGTCAAGACTTATCAAAGATATATGAATTAGAAACTAGTTTGATACCTCTACTTATAGAAATGAGGTGGCGAGGTGTAAGAGTAGATGAAGAAAAAGCTCACTCTATCTCGAAAGAACTATCTAAAAAAGAACAAAAGATTCAAGTAGAAATAAAAAGGAAGTACGGTTCGGAAGTCAATCTATGGGCTAATGCTTCTCTACAAGACATATTCGATAAAAATAAATTATTCTATCCTAGAACTGAAAAAGGTATGGCTTCTTTTCAAAGACAGTGGTTAGAAAGCCATACTCATGAACTACCTAGACTAATTGTAGAAGCTAGAAAATTAAATAAAGCTAGGACTACTTTTATAGATAAAATGATATTAGAACATTCACACGAAGGTCGTATACATGCAGAAGCTCATCCATTACGTAGTGATAGAGGGGGCACGGTCAGTGGTCGGTTCAGCTATAGTAATCCTAATCTACAACAAGTACCTGCAAGAGACCCAGAGATTGGAGATATGATACGCTCTATCTTCATACCTGAAGAAGATTGTGAATGGGGTGTATTTGATTACTCACAACAAGAACCTAGATTAACTGTACATTATGCTGATAAAATGAATTTAGCGGGAGCTAAAGAGGCAGTTGTAGAGTATACCGAAAGAAATGCAGACTTTCATCAGATAGTTGCAGATATGGCTAATATACCACGTAAACAAGCTAAGACGATAAATCTAGGACTTAGTTATGGAATGGGTAAAGAAAAATTAATTAATGAGTTAGGTCTAGATGATAACGAAGCACAGAAGCTATTCGACCAGTACCATGAAAAAGTACCTTTTATAAAAGGACTACAAGACCAATGTACTCGAATAGCTACGGATAGGGGATATATAAAGACTTTAGGGGGTAGACGATGTAGGTTCGATTTATGGGAGAGTAGGTTTGAAAGAACTACACCTCTACCATTAGAAGAAGCTAAAAGTGAATATGGTGAAAGTCTAAAAAGGTCTTTCACTTATAAAGCTCTGAATAGATTGATTCAGGGTTCAGCGGCAGATATGACTAAGTTAGCTATGCTGGAGTTGTGGAAGGAAGGAATTATTCCACATCTACAAATACATGATGAAGTTGATATATCTGTGAAAGATAAAACCGAAGCTAAGAAGGTGTGTGAGATTATGCGAGATTGTGTAGACTTAGTTGTACCTTTATTAGTTGACTATGAACTTGGTCCATCATGGGGTCAAACGGAGGAGCAATAATGCAAGGAATAAACCACCAGAAAGCTAAAGAAAATGATGTACGTTATAGAGGTATCTATCAAGAGTGGAGAAAAAATAAGTCTACTCTACGAGAAATAGGTCTACGACATAACATAACTAAACAAAGAGTTCATCAAATAATTACTCGATGTAAATTAGGAGACGGAGACTATTACAATGGTAATAAAATAGCAAAAGAAAAATGGTTAGAATTTGTAAAAGTTTGTGATGATAAAGAAAAAGCTAGAGAACTATTTAATACATGGTTAGCAGATAAAGACGTAAAACTAGCCGCAGATAATAAAAAACTAGCCCCACACACGGGTATAGAGGTCTAGTGGCTAGAGAAAAAGACCTGTGGCTTCTGTTAAAAAATAATTTAACGGATATACATTTTCAAAGAATAGAAACTGGATTGACAGGTTCGGGTGTACCTGACGTAAATGGTTGTGCTAAAGGCAAAGAGTTTTGGATAGAATTAAAAGAGATACATAGAGGTAAGTCGCTTACTCTACGACCAATGCAAGTAGCATGGATGGCTAAGAGGTCAGCGGTGGGTGGTCAGGTGTTCGTACTAGCTAGAAAGCAAGATGTAATTAAACTCTACCATGTTGATGGGTTAAGTGGTGCAAAAGAGTTACAAGAAAACCCTAAAGGTTTTTATCAAAAGTCTCTAGTAACTCTTATAAAACCATACGAATGGGGTAATCTATATAGTGCTTTACTTTCTTAGGTTTGACGCGTAAAGTACCGCTTATGTCCTTTTATATTATTAAAAGGTTAATTAACGTGACATTTATAGAAAGGAGAAATATATGGCACATCAAATAGAAACTATGGCGTGGGCGGGTGAAAAACCTTGGCACCGACTAGGTGTAGAGGTAGACTCTAACCTCACTCCATGGCAAATGCAGGAGGCGGCAAAGCTAGACTGGACAGTTAGTAAACGTCCAAGCTATACGCTTGACGCACCTGAGTGGGGCGAAGATGTAGGTCTTATCCAAGCGGAGAATACCTTCCACATCGTTCGCGATTCTGATAACCAAGTTCTAAGCCATTGCGGTAGGGACTATATACCTATACAAAACGAGCAAGTTTTTGAGTTCTTCAAACGCTTTACAGAAGCGGGTGCAATGACTATGGAAACTGCAGGTAGTTTAAAAGGTGGTAAAGAGATTTGGGGTTTAGCCAAAATCTCTGAAGACTTTGAACTAGCGGGGCATGATGAAATTAAAGGTTATCTTTTAATTAATCAGCCACATATAGTTGGTAAGTCGATGACTATAAAGCTAACACCTATTAGAGTTGTTTGTAACAATACTCTAACGTTCGCTTTAAGTCATGGCGGCACAGCTTCATTCCGTATGCCACACGTCAGAGCGTTTAACGAAGACGTTATGGAAGCGGCACAAGAAGCATTAGGTTTGTCCGCTCAGACTATGGCTGACTTTAAGAACAAGGCTCAGTTCCTTGCTCAGAAGAAAGCTAAACACTCTAATGTATTAGAGTTTATTAGTGAGGTTTATCAACCTAGCTTACTCGAAGAGTTTCGTCAAGAGATGAAACAAAAAGAGGAAGGCAAACTAGTCGGAGATATTGTTCCTATTAAAGATAGGTTTAACAAATATCCTGCTCTAGTTGTTGAAGCTCTAGAACGTCAGCCAGGAGCTGAACTTAAATCGTCTAAAGGTACATGGTGGGGAGCACTAAATGCTGTCACCTATGTAGAAGACCACTTACGTGAGTCTAATGACGAAGGTAACAATCTACATAGTGCGTGGTTCGGTGCAGGTGCTAATAGAAAAGCACGTGCTCTAGACCTTGCTGTTAAATATGCAGAGGCAGCCTAGTTGGGTGATAAATACGATAACCCTAGCCACTTTCAGCTTAGTCCTGAAGTGGCGGGGGCTATTTGGATAGCGTTGCAGGAATCCGAGTGTACCGAACTCGCTGAATCACTATCCGAAACTATGATAAATCAAGGGTGTCAAGAATTAGTAGACGCTTCTGGTGAAGCAGTACAAGACCCTCTACTAATATTGATGTTTTGGAAAAACTTTCTGGAAGAAAAAGACTTAGTACATTTTAATCCAGATAAAAATAAGGTGAACTAATGGAAGAACTAGATATTCAAATAGATTCCGATATACCTTTACCCGATGATACAAGGTCTAGGAATAGATATCCATTCGGTAAGATGAATGTAGGTGACTCTATATTTATACCTATGGAGCCTGAAGATAATGTTACTCGTATGAAGAACAGATTATCTCAAGCGTGTAGAACTTTTGGTCAAAAACATGACCCAGAGTGGAAATTTATTATTAGGCAACGTTTAGAACAAGTAAAAGGTTCTGAAGTATCAGGGGTGCGTATATGGAGAAAAAGTTGAATACTGAACTCTACATAAAAGATTTAGAAACTAGAGTGACTGACCTCGCTCAAGAAGTTAAATCTTGGAAAAAGAAAAACTGGCACTTACATACTCTACTAGAAGAACTTGTGACTCATGTAGAACAAGATGTTAGTAGAACGGAAGGTAGTAGACATCTATGGGAAACTGTAGATGAGGTCAACGATTTATTGTCTGGAGCAACAGGAGATTATGTTAATCAAGACTAAATCTAGCTCTCGTATACTGCTTTACTTTCCGTTAATTCGTAAGTATAGTTTAGTTATGTTGCGGCACATTATAAAGCCGAAGGTGTCCGAAAGGGCGGTAATTAATTTAGAAAGGAGAAAGTTATGCAAACCTCTACTTCAGTATCAAGCTCTGTAAAAAGAGCTCCTAAGAAGAAGGCAGCAGTTAGTATCCCTAAACCTACGACAGCTTCGAAAGGGGCTTCTAGGACTTTATATAAGGTCTCAGACTTAGGTTTTAAGGATATTAAAACTCCTCAGATGAAAGCGTTAGTTAAAACCGTGAAAGAAGCTAAGAAAGATGAACTTGATTCATCTAGCTTCACAGCACAGGACTTGGTGTCCCTAGCGGTGAAGAAAAAGGAATTGTCTACTAGACAAGACCCTTTGAGAATCTTCAGGTTTTACGCTAAAAGACTTACTGATGAGGGCTACTTCATTAAGGTGTAATGAACATTGGGTGGTATAGACCAGCAAGTCCCCTATACCACCCTCTCATTAACTTGGGACTTAGAAAGGAGAAAGCATGGAACAACCAGCATATGACCCCGAGACTGAGTATCTGGAAACAGTACTGAGGTTTAAGGTGTATAGACAATATGTAGGTGCTGACGCAAGAGATGATGAGCCTTGGAGCTTGTGGATGTCTTGCTCAACTCATGAAGGGGCGAAGATTCATGTTCGTAATGATAAAAAACGAACTGATATTTTCGCGTATAAAATAATTGACAATAAAGAGCAATCTTTTATTGTCCGTGAACAATGGTAGGAGAAAGATATGCCAAATCACTGTAGTAATAGAGTAGAAATATATTCTGATAATACATTTTTACTCGATGAAATAAGGAAGAACTTGAAGGGCGAAGACACTGAGTTCGATTTTAACAAAATACTTCCACAGCCCGACTGGAAGAAAACTCCACTAACTGGAGAAGAAAAATCTTGGTTAGGTAGCGACGAAATACTAGGAGACGTAGGAGAACTTCCTAATGAAGAAGGTATTTTCGAAAGCACAGGAAAACAAGACTCAAGGTGGTACGATTGGAATATATCTAATTGGGACACTAAATGGAACTCGTACGACGTACAAACAGAACATGACGATGATTGTCTTATGTACTTTTTTACAACGGCTTGGAGTCCGCCTGAAGGTGTTATACATGAACTAAGACGAATGTACCCTGACGCTTCGATAACTGCGTTTTACGATGAGCCAGGAGTAGGAATTGCGGGGTATTTATAATGGATGAGTATTTCGAATTTTTAGAAGACTTACGAGAGTCTGGTGAGATGAATGTATTCGAAGCTCCTAGAGCACTTAGAGAAGCATTCGATTTAGATAAACGAGAAGCTGTGAAAATATTTACAGCTTGGACTAAACAAAAGAGGTAATCATGGGTTTAGATTGTTATATTGTAAAAGGTAATCGTGACGAGGTGTTCAAAGATGAACGCCTCGAAAATTGCACTCTAGTAGGTGGTATGTTTAGTGGTCATGGTAATGGCTCATTTAGAGGTAAATGTTATGAATCATTTGTAGCTTCTTTAGTTGGAGAACAAGACGGTTTTTGGCACCTTGACGAAGATGAAACTATACCGTCTGACGAATTAGAACGGTATGCCAATGTTCTAGATGAATATATAGAACAGAATCTATCAGAGCTTCCTGACGATGAAGAAGTGGAGTGGCAAAAGTTCTATGCTGGTCATCCAGACGGTGGACCTATCTACCACTATACAGTTAAAGAAATAAAAGACTTAGCACTTATGTTTAGAGTCGCTGCAGAACATAAATGCGTTATGGAAGCTTGGTGGTAGTGCTTTACTTTGCTAAGTCTCTAAGGTAAAATGGTTTTATATTTAATAAGTAGGGCTGATGGGTTGTGCACAGAAGCAGGAGAAATAGCCCCCTGCACAGTCCTACACCACTAGAGAGGAGAAAGTATGGCGATATTAAATTATGTAGGTTCATTGAGATATGACACTAAAGGGAAGAAACGAAAAACTAAAAGTCTTAAACAAGCTAGGAAGACGAAGACCAGTGCTTCGACTACCCAAGCTGTTCAGTCGGTATATAAAAAGTATGAGCAGCAAGAAAAAGCTAGGCAAGACTTCTTCGATAGAATGCGTAACGCAGTGGGCGATACTACAAGAAAAGCAGACGATAGGTATAAACAAGATATCAGTTCAGATTACTCGATTGGTGTTGCTTATAATAAAGGAGCATATCAAGTTATACCACGTTCCGATATTAAACACATAGGTCGAAAGTAGGAGGTACTATGGCACTTAGTTGGGATTTAAATAAAGTAAAAGATTGTGACGATACTTGTTACATAAAAGTGGGTAAGGAGGGGCAACAAAACTATCAGCTATCTCCTGAAACTAATCATCTAATATGGCTTACGATGACAGTAGGTATCAATAAAATTACCGAAAGTAATTGGAAAGATTTTTATGTACGAGTTATCCATGCTCAGAGGGCTAGAGGTAATGAAAGCTACGGCATAACTGCACAAGATGTATATAACCATATCGGATTATGTACGAATGCTCAAACTAAAACTAAACGACAGTTTTTAGATAATATCTTCAATGTATTAGAAATAAATACGAAGAAGTATGAAATATCTGAGGTAAAACATACCTGATGAATTCGAAAAAAGCGAAAGTATTAAGAAAAAGTTTAAGGGCTGGAGGGGTAGACCCTACTCAACGCGAGTACGTCCAAAAAAAGATTGGTGAGGAGCTCCAGCCCACGATTTATTTGAAACAAGGTTGCGGTAGATTTATCTATAAAAATGCCAAAACTATCTATAAAAATGGCGGTATCGGGTAGTGCTTTACTTTCTAAATATTCGCCTTTAGTATATTAATATGTATTTAAAACAAAACACGACTATTTCAGACAGGGTTTTTATTTTTTGTTTTGTCCCTGTCGACGAGAGGGAGTAAGTCTGATAGTATGCGAATCGATGTCAGTATGCGTGAACAGAGGACATACTTCTACTCCCTCTCACCTATACTAGAAAGGAGAAAGTATGGTAGACAAAAATACAGAAATGATAGGTAAACTCTTAGATGTTTGTAAAAAACTAAAAGAGACTATTGAAAGTCAATCTTCTGTCATCTTTAAACTACATGCACAAATGCAGTCACAAGACGACAGAATTAAAGACCTCGAGTTTGCGTTGACAGGTAATCCTGATAAATATCAGAGCGTATCTAACGATAATGAAGATTACTTAGTACAACCTAATGATTAACGAAAAGTTATATTTTAAACGACGAGCGGCATTAAAAAGTGCCGCGACTCGTGCGAAGGGGTTAGATTTCCGATTAATATTCGTTCGGAAACTAACAGAACTAGATAGTTTATATAAAAAACAACAAAGGCAAAAAAATGTACAAACTAAATAAAGAGAAAAAATGTATCAAGATAGGTATAGCAATCTATGATGAGCAGGGAGATAAGTTTCTAACTCAACATAGCCACCTAGCCCTATCAGATAAAACGATAAACAAAATATATAAGGAGATTCAGGATGGCAAGAAAGTCTAAACAATTCAATGAGTTACGAGCGTTACGACGAACTATTCGTAAGAAAACTTCGATAGGTAAACGAAACCTAGCGACTAGTACGATGAATAAACATAAACGCAGGAGATTGGGTCTATGACAATTTACATAGTTTGGTTTTACGATAGTTATGGTAATAGAGATTTAGTCGCTATTACAAATGAACCTATGAAATGGTTGAAAGAAAATAATGAACAAAGAGTTAATGACGGGGAAGAACCAGAAGAAATCGATGACTTTGAAATTGAAGCACATGGAGCGTATATCTATGACTAATAAATTTACATGGAACGAAAAAGAACAAACATACTTTCAAAAAAATTATCCTAAAGGGTGGTGTGTAAGTATAGGTATTTCACCTTATGGTAAAAGTCCTGAGTATCAAGTATCAGATGGAATAGAAAGGACTACAAGTTATGATTTTTATTGTTTAGATGAAGCTTTAGAAGAATGTGCAAGATTAAATAAATATGACGATTGGTTTAAACGAGCCCCTAAACACCCTGACTTAAAAGCAGGGTATATTTTAGATATATGGGCTGAACTAGGATATGAACAATCTATATCAGAAAAAGGTAATCACGAGCGTAGTAATTTCGAAGACGAACTCTACGATAGATTTGGTCTAGAGTGCGAGAACTGGGGAGAAATAATTTGTACAACCCGAGACGGCTACGAAAAAGTGATAAACGAGATAAAGGCAGCGATAGAAAATGTATGAAAGCGTTCTACTATTCTTTATACTGCTTTACTTTGCGTACTTTCGTAGGTAAAATGGTTTTATATTTATTAATTAAAGGAGAATTATCAGATGTCAAAACAATACAGTAGCTTTGCCATTTGGCTAACTCACCCGAACGGTAGGAAACAACTAGTTTGGGAGAAAACAGTCGAGGGTGATACTTTACTAGATAAAGATATGGATAGGTGTGTCGAGCAACTTACAGACGCAGGTCATAATGTTGTCGGCAAAAGAGTAATCTTCGGTTCGGAGGGTTTATATCATAATTTAGATGATAGGCTCGGCAAACCGAAACAAGTTTCAATGGAGGATATATATGAAGGATAAAAACGATTTGTATGTACTTTATATACGATTTAACGAAGAAGCTAACGGTACAGACGGTGAGACTAAACGAATGGCTAAGTTTGTTACACTAGACCAAGCCGCAGAAATTGTCGAGCATTATGTAGAGTTATGGCGATTAGTTATGGACTCGCCTGTCGAAAACCAGACTAAAGCAACTATCGATTATTACGGTGCAGATATATGGACTGAGGACGATATATTACTCGGCTACGAAAGTGGTACTATTTATGCTCGACCCGTGTTCGACACCGAGAGACCTACAATGTATTATAAAGGTGAAGACTATCATACTGATACTGTCTGGGCACCTGTGGATTGGGACGAATAATGGAACTTATAGTTTGGGAAAAAGGAGTACAAGATATTAAGTATCTTTGCGATAGGTGTAAGAAACAAGTTTCAGAGGATGACGGTTTATGGCAAGTACGCGAAGGTTCGTATTGCCGAACGTGTTTTGGAATAAAGAGGAGGAGACCAAATGGCTAATTTTGTAGAGGAGAAAGAACTTTTTGCAAATATGAATATCGAACATAAATTAGAGGAAGTTATAGAATGGATTACTAATGATTGTTGGCATGAATTATCACCACAAAGTAAAAAACGAATAATAAGACAGTTAGGATTTATGGGCTATCCTACTGACGATTTAAAGGAGAATAATAATGAGTAATATACGATGTGACGAATGCGGGAAACCCGCGATAGTTAAAGAAGACGGACTATTTCTTTGTGGTCTGTGTTCCGCTATCATAGCTAGAGATACTGATAAACTATTGAACAATGAGTGTACCAGTGAGATATAAATACGAGAAAGATATCGAGTATGGCTACGATAGAACAGGAGCGTTAGTACAAATACATATTATCACTAACGAAGACGATAGGAGAAAAAGACAAATACAATTATTAAAGGAGGGTTCATTAGACCTAAGTACTTAGATTTACGAGGCGGGTGCATATCTCTTCAAAAAAGCGATAATTCTCCCCTTAGTGCACTCGCCTCACCAACAGAGAGAAGAATGACTAAATTAAAGACAAGAAGTTTTTTTACAATGATGAGTGTAGAAAAACTATTAGAAGCTGATACTTTCGAAGTAATTATGGCAGACCATTATGACGAAACTTTGATAGGTATCATTAAAGATAAATTCGATAATACCAAACCCTTGCTAAAAGAAGTTGAGCGTATAATAGATGATTATATGTATGATGAAGAAGGCAACCTTGTCAATGGTGAGGGCGGATTTCCGATTATTAAAACAGATAATGTAAAACTTATAGACCTTGGGAGTGGCTATGAACTTTGTACTCAATTACCTCCGATTAGAGGATAAAAGACCCGAAAACATTCGATTACCGTACGAATGTGAGTGGTGCGGTGATAACTATGGCGGACGAAAAAGAAAGTATTGTTCAGCAAAATGTAGAGAAGAAGAACATATACATCTACTAAGAGAACGTACTCGCCAAAGAGCTATAAAACGACAACAAAAAAGACTAGCCCTAGAAAAAGAAAAACGCGATAAACGAATGGCTGCTTTAGAAAAAGAAATGCAGCGTCTACTCGCTAACGAGTTTTATTGTCTACAGTGTGATAAAAAACTAGAAGGTTCTAAACGAAAGTTTTGCAGTAGTAAATGCGATACTCTATATAGAAATTCATTAATTAACAAACAAGTTTCTAAAACTGATGTTAGTAAAGAAGAGGGTAGCAGACAAGTCTACATCGACCCGAAAGAATATGGTCATTGTAATCTAGGAGTTATAGAACCAAATAATCCATTTGTAGTCTACGATTTAAATGACGGTCTACCTCAAGAAGATATATACGCATTGAAAACTTCGATGAGGTTAGGCATAGAAGACGCTAAAAAAATAGAAGCTAAGAGGTTGCGAAAATCCCTTGTAAAATCCTAGTATCGTAAATTCGCGGTTTCTAGTACTGCTTTACTATCGCTTTGTTCGTACTTATAATTTTAGGGTATTATAAATATAAAGGAGAATTATTATGACTGATACAAATTGTGAAAAGGTAGAATGTTGGCAGAAAGACTGTCGATGTGAAGATAAATGGATAGAGCTAAAAAATGGTGGACAGATATATGAGGGAGATGACGCTTCTGATATGCCTGAGGCACCGTTAGGCGATGAGATAGGTAGATACGAAAGTGACAAAGAATTTATAGTCACCCATATCACCGAAGACGATAACTATACTTATATCACCCATAGATTCCCTGGAGGTGCGGGTGATACAGGCATAGTAATTAGATTGGAGAAATGTTAGAGCAATCTACTACTGCTTTACTATCGCTTTGTTCGTACCTATAATTATATTAAGCGTTTAAGAATTAACTTAGACCCTACGAAAAGGAGATTATCGTGGAAATAAAAAACAATATTAGAGATACCGAGTTTTACGACGTTTTCTTATACTTCGGAGACACCCGTGCAAAGACTATGTTTGGCGAAGGACGATTTATAGGAAAAATGGCTGTAGATTCGATAATTTTTATAAGTTTTGAGCCGATTAGTAAGATATTACTAAGGGACTCGAAAGATAGATGGTTCAATTATGTAGAGCCCATGGAAATGAGTTATATGTTAGAGCCGATTGATAAACCTACATTTATTAAGGGAGAAATAAAATGAGTGTAAAAGAAATAACTATAGACTTAACCAATAAAAGCGATTGGTATAGAGTAGTTGACGGGGTCGAATGTGTTGGAACATTCGATAGAAATGAAGTTATCAGTATTGGATATCAAGACGAGATAGGTGAAGGAATGGAAGATTTCTTCCATATATCTGACGACGAGGTGACTTGTTGGCAGTCATTGATAGACCACATAAGGGAGACTTTACCTTGTGGATTTACTTTAGATACAATCGAGGTGGGCTAATGGCGACTATTAGATTTGATAAAGCGGGAGTGTTCTCATGGGAGGACACTATTGACGAGTTCATGCAAGAAGCAGTAGACGACCCAAGCGATATAGCGATAGTTATAAGTAACACGATAGATTCTGCAGCAGAGGAAAAGCAAGAACAGATACAAGGACAGTATGCAGGTGACGTTCACGGAGCTATGGGACCAGTCGGACTCTACATTTATACGATGGAAGATGACGACTGGATATATGTGGCACATTTTATTTACGAGGTAGAACACCAATGTTTTTTACACAGACATAGAAAATGGATTAATCCAAAACAAGGAGAAAATAATGGCTAGTGTAGATAAAAAGATTGGTCGATTAAAGGCGAAAACTTGGGGACGTACGACGGGTGGATATAGTCCGAAGTACGCGAAACTAGCAAAACGTAGAGGCTCTAAAGGTTCTCGGAGGGTAGCAAAACAAGAATTAAAGATTTAAAACAGGAACTGCATTTTAGGCATACTCTACAAAAACGAGAGCAATTGACTCTACAGGCTAAGAAGCCAAGATAATAAATAGAGCACCTAAGACCAGTACCAAAATTCGAAGCCCCGACTATCCCCCCTGTCGGGGTTTCCTTTTATGCGGTAATCGCTTGGCGGCTCGTGGGCTGCGGTACTTTCTAAAAAATCTACTTTATAATAATAGGTAAGGTTTAAGAATTAACTTAGACCCGTAAACGAAAAATGGAGAATTTATCGTGAAAGAAACAAAAATAAACCAAAATACTAAACTATTAGGAGACATAGAACTGTTTATTACTAAGAGTTTAGGATTAGTTAAGGAGTTAGAGAAATCTAACGAATTCGTACATTACTGGCTCAACTGTTATGACTCTGAGCGTTTCGATGCTGTGGACCTGTTCCATGCTGTCGTTTTCGATGAGTCGTTAAACTTCGAGCCGTCCGACTTGTATCATAATACTTGGGGTCGTAGTACTAATCTTGCTGGTAATGACTTTTGTTATGAGTGGTCGTCGTCAACGTCTCACTCTCGTAGGGGTATTAATACTAAAAAAATAAATGTACCTAGTAAGTTTAATGCTGGTCCTATCCATCTGAGTTTGGGTCATCATGAGACTGATTCTAAGGATGTTTTGTTTATACCTACTGAGTGTCTGATGGCTGGTCGTAATCGTGAGTTGTATCCTACTTTAAAAAGGTTGACTCCTAGGGGTTCGTTCCCTTCGGAGTTTTATAGTGAATCTATAAGTGGTGCGTATAATCGTATGCGTTCGGAAATTAGTCATGCGGTGGTAGTGTATCGCGTCGACCAAAACGGTGACCAGGATGTTTCGGTTCGTTGGTACTCTAGCCATGTTTCGAATAAGTATTGGAGTGATTTTTTCTCTCTTAATGATGTTTTCGACCATCTATGGGAGGGTCTCCAAATCTATCCGTATGGCTACTAAGTAGTTTTCTACTAAATACCCTCGTTCCGCTGTCCGTGGTTCGGGGGTATTATTTTATTCGTATTAGTGTTTTTAAAAATAAAATCTTTTACTCGAAGAAATGTTAAAAACTACTAATATCTCTAATATTCTAATAGAATCGAGCTAGAGTACAGTATTTTATTGGATTTCTTGATTTAGCAAAACTAATAGATTTCGTATTAGTTATTAGAAACTAATGGTAAGATTTACCAGAGGGCATGAGAATTTGTTTTTATTTGATAATAAAATCTAATAGAATAATAACACTACTGGAGCGAGGTATTATATGAAACAACTGACTTACACACCGTTACAACCTACAGAAGACGGTAAAGGTTTCATCGATGAGAAGGGTAAGATTTGGCAACCATTAAATTCTAAACAAAAGAAATTTTGTAGGGAATATTTCAAAGGGCAAACAGCAACGGAAGCCGCGATAAAAGCAGGATATACAAAGGATAGGAAGGGGGCTAAGACTCAAGGCAGTGTACTACTGAATCATAACCCACTAGTAAAGAATTATCTCATTGACTTGGAAATAGCAGCTGCGGAACGCGACCAGATTTCCTTAGAGAATCATCTCGGGACTCTACACGACCTCAGGGAAGAAGCCAAGGACCAAGGACAGATATCCGCTGCCATCACAGCAGAAGTACATCGAGGCAAAGCGGGTGGACTCTACATCGATAGACGCGAAGTACTGACCGCGAAGATTGATTTGATGTCCAAAGATGATATACTCACTCGACTCGAACAATTAATAGAGAAACGTACAGGCGGTCGAGTCATCGAAAATGAATCTTAGTCTACTCTATCGCTCTACTCTATCTATCGGTCCATCTATCCCTCGGTCCGTCAGTCTTTTCCACTAACACATCTACGAGTCCTAGAATCCACGAGTCCTAGATTTTACAAGGGACTAATCTGGTAGTCTTTTTAGTGCTTTACTTTCTTTGCAATCCAAGCAATAATATAGGTAGATAGTAAAAGGGTTTACTATCATTAACTAAAACAAAAAGGAAAATTATGAAAATAAATCCAAACTTTAAAGCAGGTGCCCAAAAGGGTTCGACTAACTATAACGAAAGAGTAACTTTAATAGCTACTCCTGAGGGAAAATTCCCGCCCCAAGCTGGGAAAATAATCGAGGCATTACTAGCCGCTAAAGATTATACTTTGACTGTGGGCGAGTTAGTTGGATTCGATGGCAGTAAAGAGTCCGAGTTAGAAAAGGTGGGACTGGAAACAGTTCAAACTCCGATAGCTATTTGGAATCATTACAAACCTAGATTACTAAAAGAAAATCTAGTAAAAATCGGTTAATCTTTAATCGTCTTAAAAGGGTGGCTTCGGTCGCCCTTTTTTGTGCTCTACTCTAGTCTACTCTATCCGTCGCTCTACTCTACTCTATCGCTCGGTCTACTCTACACTACTACTTACTCTACACTCACACTACCACCCACAGATTATATAGAGGGAGCGAACGACAGACGGACGGACGGAGGGACGGACGGATAGATTTTTTATGGAAAATATTTAAGTATTTATATAGTTAAATATATATATAGTTTTACTTGTATATATATAGTATTGCTGTAATATGTACTTATGGAAAAACAAAAAACAGGTGCGGCAACGCCTTCTAAGGTTGCCAACAAGGGTGCTCCATTAGGTCCTAAAGCTACTAAGAAAGTTAGTGCGCCTAGTGGTCGCGGTGGTAGTAATATTAACTTAAATACTAGGGTATGGGTTAGTGAGGACTCAGAAAGTAGTGGCTTACTAGCTGCCTTACCCCCTCAGTTAGCTAAAGCACTAGAAATAGTTGTTAATGACTTTGAGGGTAATTGTACTTTAGGTCAATTAGATGAAGCATGGCAAAAGTCTAATAACTTAGATGTTAATGGTGGTCCTTACACTCAAGGCATTAAAGCTAGACCTGGTCAAAATTCTTTTTGGACTCACTACATTAGTGGTACTAGTTTCAAAAATAATTTGACTAAGCGTAAGCCAATAGTTGCTTTTGGTATTGATAATATATCTAAGTACTTTAAGTTAGCTAATTAATTAACCTTTAACCGAAAAGGGCTAGTGTGAGGTACTAGCCCTTTTTTTATGTCTACAATAAATCAAAAAGATCTTTTTAATGGTTAATTATTAACCACCCACACTAACACTTATACTACTGGTTAAATATTAACCAATGGTTAAATATTAACCACTAAAACAACTATACCATTTAGTTATATATCTAGCTATTTATATAACTATAAAGTCTATACCCCCCCTTGACAAAAATTCCCCCTGCCCTGCGTCCTCACCTTAGGTTCGCACCCTTAATCGGAAGTAGTTTACAAATAAGTCCCTATGAAAAAAATTTTGCGAAAAAATTTTTGCAGATTATACTTTCGGCATGGGTTTTAAGATGAGCTTAATTTTAGGAGTCCTATTGGTAGCTACTGTGGCGGGGTCAGCAGGGTATATAAAATACTTACATGAACAACTTGCTATTGCCTTAGGTAATCAGATAGTATTAGAATCTAAAATAGAGGAGCAGAACGAATCTATAGATAGATATATAGAAAACCAAAAAATTACGCAAACTAAAATAAATATGTTAGAACGAGAAAAAGCAGAAGCAGGGAAAGAAGTAAAACGTTTACGTAAGATTTTTAGCGAACATGACTTAGGTAATTTAGCTTTAAATAAACCAAAGCTAATAGAAAATATAATTAATAAAGGAACTAAAGCAGCTATGGACAAATTAGTCAATCTCTCCTCACCAAAGTATGAAAATACTGATAATCTCCTTGACTAGTTTGTTTGTCTTCGGAGGCTGTACATTGCTTCCGAAGACCCCAGTACAAGTAAAAACTATTGCTAAACCTGCACCTTTGTATCATCCTCCGTTACCGTCTGAAATAGAAATATTACCTGTCAACTGGAAAGTTATGACACCAGAACTTATGGAGGAATATTTAGAACTTTTTAAAAAAGGCGAAGCTCCTGCTGTTCCGTATTATTCTTTAACGACTCAGCAGTATGAGAACTTGTCGTCTAACGTCGCGGATATTACCAGATACATTGAGAATATTTTAAGTATAATAAAATATTACAGGAGTTTAGATGAGGAAAAGCAAAAGGACGGAGGAGCCGAGTAATCAATATTTAGAAGTTATTAATAATAAATATTGTTACTTTGGACCTGATTACAAATTTACCCTTACAGATGAGAAATACCATAACTATGCAACGTTAGTTATAAATCCTTCGCATATAAAAATTGTTAAAAACGAAACTAGCAAAAGTAACCAAGAATTAAAAGAACAAATAGTTAATGATTGGTTTATAGAAGAAAACGAAAGTACTAGAGATAGGAATAACCGTAAAGCTAGAGAAAAAAGGAATGGGAACTAAAACTTGTATATCTTGTGGTAAAGCTAGAAATACTAATAAGTTTTCTCAAAATTTTAAGTTAAAGAACGGTCAGCCTGGATTTCGTAACGTATGTAGAGATTGCGATTCGTTACGTAAAAACAAATTTATAAGTAGTACTCCATATACTTATTTAACTAAAGTACATACTCAATCTAAAAGTAAACGTTCCAAAGATATGGAATGGTCAATAACTGCGGAAGACTTACATGATTTATGGGATGAACAAGGTGGGCGGTGCGCTCTCAGTGGTGTATTTATGACGTATGGTAAAGACGGGAACGGTAGTAAAGAATTTAACGCGTCCATTGATAGGATTGATTCGACGAAACCTATATATACACGGACCAACGTACAACTGGTCACGTACCGCGTAAATATCATGAAGCACACACTGACCGAGGACCTCTTACTTTGGTGGTGCCGTAATCTAATAGCCAAACACGACAAAATCGATTAATATAAATCGCGACATTAACACCACCTAAGTGTTAAAGTACTTTACTTATGGCTGAACCACAATTTAAACCAGCGAGACCACCTATAGAACAATTTATATCAGATGTTCGTGGTCAGGGGATATTACAAACTTTAAACCCTAATTTAAAAAACGACCCCGTATTTCAAAAGGTTTCTTCAGCTTTAGATTTTATAATACCAGACCCCGACAACCCGTTGGACTTTCTCGGTCCTGGTGGTAAAGTAGCTGCTGGATTTTTTAGTAATTTACCTTTACCGTTAGCTAGAAAAATAAAAGCTACGATGAAGAAAATAGAAGATTTAGAATTAAAAGTAAAAAGAGAACGAGCAGCTAGAAAATCCGATGGACCAGCCGCTTCTACAGCTTTAGAGAAAGCGGAAAACTCATTAAAAGCACAAAACGAAAAATTAGATAAACTGTTTGAAGAGGGTGGTGTAAAAGGTCCTCCTCGAGTAATTAAAAATAAAGAAGAACAATTAGCCGAAACATTAAGTAAAGATAATGTATATCACGGTGGCATAGCAGGATTAAAAACTGAAGCGGGTGAACAATTTTTAAAAAGACCACCAGCAGCTACAGATGATGCAGGAGTAGCTCAATCAACGGGAGGTATTTATTCAGTATTAAATGTTGATGACCCTAGATTTTTTAATTTCTCTGGTAGAAATATCGACCCTAAAAAATCAGGTTACATAGTTTCACCTGAGTTAAGAAGAACGGTAGACGCGGCAGATATGCCAAAAGATTTACAAAACAAACTATACGATAGATTGTCTGAATTACAACAAGTCGATGACTTTGGAGGATTAACTCCTTTAGAAAGATATACTTACTTTAATATTTCTAAAATCTTAGGTAAAGAACCGATTAAAAATTCAGGATTAGTTCCAGGAGTGTTTCAAAAAGAAACTGGAGATATTTTCAGACAAGAAGGATTCGATTCTATATTATTCCCCAGACGACCTAACTTCAAAGGTGAGGGTAAAACTTTGATATCTGTTGCTGACGACAACTTGCGTATAGCGGATGAAATAAAGTATGATGAGGTCGCTGATTTTATTAGAAAAATGAGTGGAAAATAAAATGCCAAGGAAAAAAGAAAAATCAATTAGACGTACCACAGGTAAAGGCGGTAATTATAGACCGACTAAAGCTGGTGCGGGAATGACTAAAAAAGGTGTTGCTGCCTATAGACGTAAAAATCCTGGAAGTAAATTAAAAACTGCTGTTACAGGTAAAGTCAAAAAAGGTAGTAAAGCTGCAAAAAGAAGAAAGTCATACTGTGCTCGTTCTGCAGGACAGATGAAAAAGTTTCCGAAGGCAGCAAAAAATCCTAATTCTAGGTTGAGACAAGCAAGACGAAGATGGAAGTGTTAAATGCCAAAACATAGTAAAAAAGGTAAAAGTAAACGTCCAGGATTATGGGCGAATATTCATGCAAAACGTAAACGTATAAAAGCTGGTAGTGGTGAACGTATGCGTAAACCAGGAAGTAAAGGTGCCCCAACTAAAAAGAATTTTAAACAAGCAAGGTCAACATCTAAGAGAAGGAGGTAGGTATGGCTGAAAAAAGAGCAAAGAGAAAGAAAAAAGCTGCTAAGAGAGGTGGTGCTAAACCAACTAACCCAGCTTTGTATGCTAGAGTAAAAGCAGAAGCTAAACGTAAATTTAAAGTTTACCCTTCAGCTTATGCTAATGGTTGGTTAGTAAGAGAATATAAAAAACGTGGTGGAGGTTATCGTAGTTCATAATGGAATTTATTTGGTTTCCACTTGTGTTATGTTGTATCGTCGCTATGATTGGAGAACACTCTAACCCTAGAGGTATGAATATTTTTTGGTATAAAGTAACTATAAAAACTAGAGAATATACAAAAGCATTAACAGAATATGACTCTGGTAATAACGATGGAAACGGACCTAGATAATGGCTAAACCTAAAGGTGGATTAACTGCTTGGTTCGGTAAAGGACCAAAAGGTGATTGGGTAGATATAGGAGCACCTAAGAAAAAAGGTAAGTTCCAAAAATGCGGTCGTAAATCTGCTAAAGGTAAATCTAAAAGGAAATACCCTAAATGTGTTCCACGAGCTAAAGCTAGAACTATGACAGCCGCACAAAGAAGAAGTGCTGTGCGTAGAAAAAGAGCAGCAGGGAATCCAGGAGGCAAACCTACAAACGTAAGAACTATTGTTAAAAAGAGGAAAACCAATGGCAGAAAAAAGAAAAAAGCGTAGTAAGTTAAAACAACTAACGCAAAGACAAAAAGATACTTTAAAAAAGCATAGTAAACATCACACGGCTAAACATATGACCGAAATGAGAAAAATGATGAAAGCGGGTAAAACTTTTACCCAAGCTCATAAAGGTGCTATGAAAAAAGTAGGAAAATAAATTGTCTGAAAACTTTAGAGAAAGACTTCAGGCTCTAAAAGAAATTGATATTTCTAGTTTTTCCACAACGGAAGCAAAAGAATTTACACTGCTTTTAGAACAACTAGAAAAAAGAGAACATCAAGAAAACTCCACTAAAGATTTTTTAGGTTTTGTAAAAGCAATCTGGAAAGATTTTATTTCTGGAGACCACCACGTAAAAATGGCAAAAGCATTTGACGATATCGCTACGGGTAAATTAAAAAGATTAATTATTAATATGCCCCCTAGACATACTAAATCTGAATTTGCTTCGCATTTATTTCCAGCTTACTTATTAGGTAAAAATCCTAAACTAAAAATTATTGAGGCAACACACACCGCTGACCTCGCAGTAAATTTTGGTAGAAAAGTTAGGGACTTAATTGACGGTGAAGATTATGCAGAACTTTTTCCTGAAACAGAACTAAAAGCAGATAGTAGAAGTGCAGGAAAATGGCTTACTAATAAAGGCGGTGAGTATTATGCCGCAGGTATTGGAGGTGCTTTAGCAGGAAGGGGAGCAGATTTGTTTATTATTGATGACCCACATTCGGAACAAGACGCTATGTCAGATAAAGCATTAGAGGAAGCATACGAATGGTATATGTCTGGACCACGACAAAGGTTACAGCCTGGAGGTGCAATAGTAATAGTTATGACTCGTTGGAATAAAAAAGATTTAACGGGTAGATTAATTAAGAAAATGGCACAAGAAAAAGGAGCTGACCAATGGGAAGTTATTGAGTTTCCTGCGATTTTACCTTCAGGAAAACCATTATGGAAAGAATTTTGGAAATTAGAAGAACTTGAAGGCATAAAAGCTTCAGTAAGTCCTTCTAAATGGGCGGCACAATACATGCAAAGACCTACGGGTGAGGGTATTTCTATTATTCCTAAAGATTGGTTTAACGTTTGGGAAGAATTAAAACCACCAAAATGTGATTATTTAATACAGAGTTACGATACTGCGTTTTTAAAAAGCGAAAGGTCAGACTTTACAGCTATAACAACGTGGGGAGTTTTTTATCCAGAGGGTAAAATAGGCGAAGAAACGTATTCTGGAGAAGAAGCTCACTTGATTTTAGTAGATTGTATAAAAGAAAGGTTTGATTTTCCAGAATTAAAAAACGAAGCGTTACGTTTATACGAATATTGGCAACCTGATACAGTAATTATTGAAGCAAAAGCATCAGGTATACCTTTGGTACAAGAACTTAGACGTATAGGTATACCCGTAAATACATTTTCTCCAGGAAAAGGTCAAGATAAAATAGCAAGATTAAATTCTGTATCACCTATTTTTCAAGACGGCAGAGTTTGGGTACCTGATAATAGGTTTGGTGAAGAACTTATGGAAGAAGTTAGTGATTTTCCAGCAGGAGAAAATGATGATTTAGTAGACGCTACAACTTTAGCACTTGCTAGATTTAGAGAAGGTGGCTTTTTGAAGTTATCAAGTGATTATTATGACGATGAGGATTACTTTCCTACTTCAAGGGTTTATTATTAAGTAAATAAAGATTATGATTTCGGACTATGGCTATTGAAAAATCCCCTTTAGAGTCATCTATGGAAGATGAAACTCCTATCGAGATAGAATTAGAACAAAGTTTAGGAGAACCTGACGGTAGTAAAACTTTTTTAGTACAAGAAGACGGTTCTTTTTTAGACGCTGACGAATTTGAAGAACAAAGTACGATTGAGTTCGGTGAAAATATAGCAGAATCACTAGACGAAAGTGAACTAAACGAAATAGCTTCAGAATTAACTTCACTTTTTGAAGAAGATTTAGAATCTAGAGACGATTGGTTTCAAACTTTTACAAAAGGATTAGATTTATTAGGTATAAACGGAGAAGATAGGTCAGAACCTTTCGTTGGAGCGTCTGGAGTTCATCATCCAATACTAGCAGAGGCAGTTACACAGTTCCAAGCACAAGCATATAAAGAATTACTCCCCGCAGGAGGACCTGTAGACGTAGAAATTTTAGGAAAAACGGATGATAACAAAGTTTCTAGGGGAAATAGAGTAAAAAACTTTATGAATTACCAAATTACGTGTCGAATGGAAGAATACGACCCAGAAATGGACCAATTATTGTTTTATTTACCGCTTTCTGGTTCAGCTTTTAAGAAAATTTACTACGACCCCGCTTTAGGACGTGCTTCAGCTAGATTTATTAAAGCAGAAGACCTTGTTGTACCTTATTATGCGGTAGATTTACTTACAAGCCCAAGAATTACTCACGTAATCAACATGACTGAAAACGAATTACGTAAAATGCAACTTTCTGGCTTTTATAGGGACGTAGATTTAGGAAATCCAGGAGCAGACGTAGGTTCTAACGAAGTAGATGATAAAATTGATGAAATACAAGGTATTAGTAAAACAATTAGTGAAGAAGAATACACTTTACTAGAAGTTCATGTTGATTTAGACATAGAGGGTTACGAAGATACGGATAAAAATGGTGAACCGACAGGATTAGCGTTACCTTACATAGTAACTATCTGCAAAGATATGAATAAAGTTTTATCTATAAGGGCTAATTACGATAAAGAAGACCCAATGCGTAAAAAGATAGAACACTTTACACATTACAAGTTTCTTCCAGGATTAGGTTTCTATGGTTTCGGACTTATACACATGATGGGTGGATTAACTAAATCTGTTACTGCAATATTAAGACAACTAATAGACGCAGGAACTTTATCTAATTTACCAGCAGGTTTTAAATCTAGAGGATTAAATATTCAAAGAATGGACGACCCATTACAGCCTGGAGAATGGAGAGACGTTGACGCTCCTGGTGGTAGACTGACAGATTCGTTTATGACGCTGCCATATAAAGAACCTTCGGGAACTTTAGCTAATTTATTAGGTGCTTTAGTAACTTCTGGAAAACAATTCGCTTCTACTATAGAAAATCCGACTGGAGACGGAAATTCTGAAGCACCAGTAGGTACAACCGTAGCTCTTTTAGAAAAGGGTCAACGTATTATGTCCGCAATACATAAAAGATTACATTATGCTCAAAAAACTGAATTTAAAATTTTAAAAAGAATATTTGGTGAATATTTACCAGATGAGTACCCTTACGAAGTACAAGGTGCTTCTTCTACAGTTTTTAAACAAGATTTTGATGATAGTGTAGATATTATTCCTGTAAGTGACCCTAATATCTTTAGTACAACACAAAGAATCACATTAGCACAAACACAATTACAATTAGCACAATCAGCACCTGAACTACACGACTTACGAGAAGCATATCGTAAAATGTATTTAGCGTTGAACGTGAAAAATATAGAAGCGTTATTACCTGAGGTAGAAGAACTACCACCAAGAGACCCTATTAGTGAACAACAAGCAGCACTAACAGGTAATCCTATAAAAGCGTTTGATTTTCAAAACCACGAAGCATATATAGCAGCACATAGTGCTTTTTTACAAAACCCAATGGTTGCTCAAAACCCTACAGCTGTACAAGTTATAGGAGCTAATATACAAGAAAGACAAGCTATGCTTTACAGACAACAAATACAACAAGCGTTAGGTAGAGAGCTACCACCTGTTGGAGAAGAAATGTCTCCAGAGGTTATGAATGAAATAGCAGTAGCAGCAGCTCAAGCAACACAAGTAGTAACAGGTCAAGCACAAGCTATGGCAGAAGCACAAGCTAGAGCACAAACAGACCCACAAAGAGAGATGTTTGAAAAACAATTAGACTTCGAAAAACAACAATTAGCTCAAAAAGAAAATGAGGATATAAGAGATAAAGAAGTAGAATTAGCTAAAGCTCAATTAAGTGCTAATTTAGAATTAGAAAAGCTAGATACTCAAACAGCTATAGATATTCAAAAGCTAGAAGCACAAACTCAAAAGGATTTAGATAAAGATTTTATAGAAACAGTAAAAGTTTTAAAAGACATGGATAGATAATGGCATATCATAAAAAGAAAAAGAAAAAGAAAAAGAAGACTAGTAAATAATCAAAAGATTAACATATAATACACGGATTATGGAAAATAAGATAAAAGAAGTAAAGCAATCAAAGCTGATTACTGATTCCGAAGGGAAAGTTGTAGGTGAGGAAATTCAAATAAAAGGCTCAGGTGCAGCGACAAAAGGAAACAAGTTTTATAGATACATTAAGTAATTAATGGATTTTATAATGGGTACGGAGTATTTACTCCGTAAAGTGCGAGAGAGACGCGAAGCTCTTTCGCAGACACTTGCTGTTGGAGGTGTTGAAGACTTTAATCAATACCAGAAGATAGTAGGGCAAATCGCAGGATTGAATTTCATTGAACAGGAAATTCAAGACCTACATTCTAATATGGAGGATGTTAATGACTAATACTGTTCCCGACCGAGTAGAAAATTTCGGTAGCGATAAAACTCCTGTTCCTCAGGAGTCAAAAATCACTCACGAAAATTTAGACTCGCATAAAGAGCGATTACCCAAACCAACGGGTTATCGAATTTTAATATTACCTTTCACTATGTCTAGTATAACTAAGGGTGGAATACACTTAGCTTCACAGACTGTAGATAAAGAAAGGTTAGCAACCGTTGTTGGATATGTCGTATCTCTTGGACCTGACGCTTATGGTGATTTAGGAAAATTTCCTGATGGAGCTTGGTGTAAGGAAGGAGATTGGGTTATATTCGGTAGATATGCTGGTGCTCGTTTTCAAATTGATGGTGGCGATATGCGACTGTTAAATGATGACGAAATATTAGCAGTTATCGATAATCCAGAAGACATACTATCATCATAATCATGGAGGAGGTACCATGCAACAAGAAGAAGAAACAATAGAACTAGAACTTCCTGAAGGGGAAGTTGATATAAGGGAGGCTGATGTAGACGATACTATCGTTGATGAGCCTGAACAAGAACCAGAAGTAGTAGAAACTAAAGATGAATTAGATTCTATAAGTGAATCAGTACAAAAACGTATTGATAAACTAACTTATAAAATGCGTGAGGCAGAACGTCAAAGAGACGAGGCTGTAAAATACGCTGAAACTTTAAATAGTGCTAATTCTGATTTAAAAAGTAAATTAAAAAGTTCTGACTCATCCCTTTTCAAAGAGTATGAAAATAGGATACAATCTGACCTCGAAAGAGCCAAAATTGAGCTCAGAGAAGCAAATGAAGCACAAAATGCAGAAGCGATTACAATCGCTACAGAAAATTTATCTAGAGCAGCCGCTGAAGCTGAAAACTTTAGAAGGTTATCTGCACAACAACAGCTTAGAGAAGAAAATGAAGAAAAAGTTGAAACTGAGTACACTGCTCCACAGCAGTATTCTCAACCTCAACCACAACCTGACCCTAAAGCTGAAGAATGGGCTTCTAAAAACAAATGGTTCGGAGAAGACCAAACCATGACGTTTACTGCTTTTGGATTACATAAAGAATTAGTGGATTCAGGTGTTGACCCACAATCTGATGAATATTATGAAAAAATAGATTCAGGTATGAGAGATATCTATCCAAACAAGTTTTCAGAAGAGCAACCTAAACCCGTGCAACAAGTTGCCGCCTCTAGCAGAGGTGCTAGTGGCAGAAAAGCGTCACGCAAGGTCAAGCTGACACCGAGTCAAGTAGCAATAGCTAAAAGACTTAATGTCCCGCTTGAAGAATATGCTAAACACATAGAAAAAGGAGTATAAAATGACAGATGATATTAAAAACCCAGAAGTCAGCCCAGAGCGAAACTCACGTTCTGCAGAGACACGAGAATCTCAAACTCGCAGAAGACCTTGGCAACCCCCGTCCATGTTGGACGCACCCGAAGCACCTCCTGGATATCAGTTCAGGTGGATTCGTGAATCTACAAGAGGAAGCGACGATAAATCTAATATGTCTAAACGTATTAGAGAAGGATATGAACCTGTGAGAGCAGAAGATTATCCTAATTTTGAAGCACCTACCGTAGAGAACGGAGCTAATAAAGGAGTAATAGGAGTTGGAGGTTTAATACTTGCAAAAGTTCCAGTCGAAACTGCAAACGAGCGTAACGCTTACTTTAATAATCAAGCTAGAGACGCTATGAGCGGTGTAGACCAAAACTTCTTGCGAGAAAGCGACCCTAAAATGCCTTTGAAAGATAGTGATATCCAAAGGTCATCTAAAGTCGCATTTGGTAGTAGGAAAAATTCCGAAAGTGATTAATTTGTATTTAATATAAAGAGGTAAGAAAAAAATGGCAAATACAGACGCACCTAATGGATTTACTCCCGCATATCACATCTATGGTGGTACTATCAGACCTGCTGAAATGAGAATTGCTAGTGGAACCAGCACTTCTATTTTTAGCGGTGACGTAGTAACTTTATCAAGTGGTTATGTAACACAAGCAGGAGCCACTGATACACCTATAGGTGTTTTTTACGGAGTATTCTTTACAGCAACGGATGGAACTCCTACGTTTTCTAAAGTATGGACAGGAAGCACAGCTACTCAAGGTAGTGCTGACGCCAAAGCTCTTGTATACAATGACCCTGGAATCGTATACGAAGCTCAATTTACAGCGGGAACTCCTGCAGTAAGTTTTATTGGTAACAAATACACTTTATCAACTACTGCTGGTAGTACACTAAACGGCAGAAGTAAAGAAGGTGTAACAGCAACTACTTCAAGTGGTGTAGCTTTATGTGTAGGGTTTAATCTAGCACCAAGCAACTCAATAGGAGCTAATGCTAGAGCTTACTTTACTTTCCCAACTAACACATTCGCAGTCTAATTAGGAGGACATCATGGCAATAAATAGAGCCCAACTCGTAAAAGAGTTAGTTCCTGGTCTACATGCTCTCTTTGGATTAGAGTATGACCGTTATGAAAACCAACACGAAGCTATCTTCGACACAGAAAACTCTGATAGAGCTTTTGAAGAAGAAGTTATGCTTTCTGGTTTTGGTCAAGCAACCGTAAAAGGTGAAGGTGCAGCTGTTAGTTATGATACTGCTCAGGAAGCGTGGACCAGTCGTTACACACATGAAACAGTAGCATTAGCTTTTGCATTGACAGAAGAAGCTATCGAAGATAATCTCTACGATACTCTTTCTTCTAGATACACAAGAGCTTTAGCTAGGTCAATGTCAACAACTAAACAAGTAAAAGCAGCTAACGTATTAAACAATGCGTTTAGTTCTTCTTTTGTTGGTGGTGACGGAAAAGAACTGTGTGCAACAGACCATCCAACAGTTGGTGCAGGTGATTTGAGAAATGAACTTGCAACAGCAGCAGACCTTAACGAAACTTCTTTAGAACAAGCATTGATTGACATTGCTGATTTTAAAGATGAAAGAGGATTAAAGGTTAATGCACAAGCAGTAAGACTAATAATTCCACCTGCTCTACAATTCGTAGCAGACAGACTAATGGAATCTCAAGGTCGTGTCGGAACTTCAGATAATGACATCAACGCTATTAGAAATCTAGGAATGATTTCTGGTGGTTACACTGTCAACAATTATCTAACTGACACAGACGCTTTCTTCATTAAAACTGATGTTCCTAACGGATTAAAACATTTCGTTAGAACTCCAGTTTCAACCAGCATGGAAGGAGACTTCGAAACTGGTAATGTAAGATACAAAGCTAGAGAACGTTACAGTTTTGGTTTCAGTGACTGGAGAGGAATCTTCGGTTCACCTGGAGCTTAATCTTAAACGATTAGTAGGAAGGGGAACTTCGGTTCCCCTTTCTTTTTGGTAAAAAACAAGATAGACTTTACCAAACTAGGTAATAACTTATTCTATAGACTGACCTAGCAGACAAGCCAAGACTATAGAGTATTTTTCTTTTAGGAGGAAAAAATGGCAAAATCAACATTTTCAGGTCCAGTAAGGTCACTTGCTGGTTTTATTTCCGCAGGAAATGCAAACGCAGTTAGCTTAACAGCTGACACAACTTTAACAGTAGACGCTCACGCAGGTAAAATCTTGTTGTGTAACGACGCTGACGGTAAATTCACTTTACCTAGTATCGTAGCAACAGCTCCTGGACGTGATGACGACCCAAACCAAACTAATAACTTAGGTGCTACTTTTACTTTCGTAGTAGAAACAGCAGCTACTGATTTAGATATATTGACCGACGGAACAGATAAATTCGTTGGAGGGTTATACACAGGTGTAAATAATGCAACTGGAAAAACTTTTATATCTGGAGCAACTAATGATGTTATTACTTTAAACGGTACTACTAAAGGTGGTCTTGCAGGAAGTATAATAACAGTAACAGCTATAGCTTCTGCTAAATATGCCGTAGAAGGTATTATTTTAGGTTCAGGAACTTTAGTAACTCCATTTGCTGACGCGTAATAATTTAGGAGCTTAAAATGCATTCATCAGATGTAAAAGTAACAGTCCCTTTAACGAGTTCAGGACAACTTCAAGGATATATAGGTAGTGGTGCAGGTAGTGCTACAAACTTAGGTCCTATAAGAATTAAGTCCATTCAAGCTCAGACAAGTGCGGCTGACGCTAGTATAAAAATATATGATGGCACTAGTGCTTCTGGAACTAAATTATTAATAGAGTTTAAATTTGGTAGTGCGGCAAATGAATCATTTGACCAAAGATTACCAAGCGACGGAGTTAGATTTAGTACTGGAGCTTATGTCGTATTAGCAAACTGCGACTTTTTTGTAGCATACGTTTCTTAATATGGCAACTTCTGGAACTAGAGCATTTAGTTTAGATGTAGCAACCGCTATCGAAGAGGCTTACGAACTTGCAGGTATGGAAGTTCGTACCTCTTACGACGCGGTTACTGCACGACGTTCAATGAATATAATGTTTGCCGATTGGTCAAACAGAGGTATTCAAATGTGGGAAGTATCTAAAGTTACCCAAGACTTAACACAAGGCACTAATGAATACACAATAAACTCATACGATATAGATATATTAGACGCTTACATTAGTAGAACTGATTATGGCGGAGTAACTACTGACCATAATATGGAGCGTATAGATAGAAACGAATATATTAGAATACCACAAAAATCAACTCAAGCTAGACCAACACAGTTTTGGTTAGAAAGAGTTAAAACACCAGTAATTCACGTTTATCCAACACCAGAGAATTCAACCGACAAACTCATTTACTATGTTTGGAGAAGAATAGAAGATTCTACTGCTTCTGTAAATGATGTAGATATACCAAGTAGATTTATGCCTTGTTTAGCTTCTGGCTTAGCATATTACTTATGCTTAAAAAAGAATATACAAAAGGCACCTTTAATAAAACAACAATACGAACAAGATTTACAGAATGCCTTAAAATATGATGAAGATAGGTCTTCTGTTAGGATAGTACCGAAACAACAATATATCTAATGGCTTACGCTTCTGGTAAATATGCAAAATTCATATGTGATACTTGCGGTTTTGCATACCCATATACAACAGCAAAAGTAACTTGGAAAGGTAACAGAGTTTGTGAGGAGTGTTACGAGCCTAAACACCCACAAAATGACCCTCCATTCTTAACAGTAGACGCAGAGGCTTTGTTCCAACCAAGAACAGAAGTACCTTTACCTCAAGCACAATTAGGTAAAGTTTTTACTGATAATCCAGGAAACGTCAACCCTGATGAAGACTTAATAGGAACTAAATTTTCTCTATACGCTGTAACAAGCTCTGTAGGCGATGTAACTATCTCCACTACAGATGGAAGTATAACAATAAGTGCTAACTCCCTTTCACTATCCTCAGCTTTAGGAAGTATTACAATAAGCGGAGACGTAACTTCTACTTATCAAGTAACTGGTCAAGCAGCTACGTCTTATTTAGGCACACCAACTATTAACACTAATTATACAGAATATTCTGTGACTGTAGCTGCTGGAACTAATTCATACGGTTACGGTAATAAATTCTATATAGACGGAGTAGTAAGTCCAACATTATCTTTAACTGAAGGTAATACATATAGATTTGACCAATCCAATAGTAGTAATGCTACACACCCTTTAAGATTCTCAACAACGGCAAACGGAACTCATGGTGGAGGAAGTGAATACACAACGGGAGTAACTACAAACGGCACTCCTGGAAGTTCTGGAGCGTACACACAAATAGTGGTTGCGGTAGGAGCTCCAACCCTTTATTATTACTGTACGAACCATTCTGGTATGGGAGGACAAGCGAATACTCCATAATCAGAGTATAATTTAATTATGAGTTTTACTTACGCACAATTAAAAACAGCTATTCAGGATTATTCTGATTATTCTGAAACTTCTTTCGTAAATAACTTAGATAATTTTATAAAAACAGCAGAAGAAAGAATTTTAAAAACTGTGCAATTACCTGTTTTTAGAAAAAATGTAACGGGTACAGCTACTTCTAGTAATACTTATTTAGCCACCCCTAGTGATTTTTTATCACCTTATAGTTTAGCTTTAATAGACTCAAGTAATAATTATAATTATTTATTACTAAAACACGTCTCGTTTATAAGGGATTATACTCCAAACGCTAGTACTACTGGAGAACCCCTTTACTATGGTTTATTTGATGATAATACTTTTATTCTAGGTCCAACCCCTAATTCTAATTATACATTCGAGCTACATTACTATTATAGACCTTCTTCTTTAACAGCAGGATTAGATAATGGTGTTACATGGCTTTCAGATAATGCTCCTAACGCTATTTTATATGGAGCATTAGTTGAAGCAGCAGTATATATGAAACAAGACCCTAATACGATTGGATTATACGAAAGTAAATTTCAAGAAGCATTAGTTTTATTAAAATCATTAGGAGAGTTTAAAAATATGAGAGATGAATCTAGAAACGATAGTATAAAATTAACACCACCAGTAAACCAATCAAATGTTTGAAATAGAAGTTACTAGTAATATAGGAGATATTTCTGTAGCAACTGAAAATAACAAAGGACATTCTTCAGATTATTGGGCTCAAAGATGTGCTGATAAAATCTGCGGTATTTCTGAAAATGCTACACCTGAAGTCAGGCAACAAGCTGAAGCATTCAAGGTAGCTATTTATCAGACAATACTTTATTATATGAACCAAGCTATAACTAGTGATAGAACAACTGTAACCCAGATGTTAAGTAAACAAGGTCACGGTGATTTAGCAAAAATTATAAAGGAGCTTTGACATGGCAATAACTTCAACTTTGACAACTAGTTTTAAAACTGAGCTTTTAACTGGTACTCATAACTTTACTAACAGTAGTGGAGATACTTTTAAATTAGCACTTTTTACAAGTTCTGCTACTTTAGGGGCTTCAACTACAGCTTTTGGAACTACTAATGAAGTTTCTGGTACTGGTTATACTTCAGGTGGAGGAACTCTTACTAACGTTACTCCGTCAGCTGATGGAACCACTGCAATCACAGATTTTGCAGACTTAACTTTTAGTAGTGCCACAATAACCGCTAGAGGTTGTTTAATTTATAATAGTTCTGATTCTAATAAATCAGTAGCTAGTATAGATTTTGGTGGTGATAAAACATCTACTAACGGTGACTTTACTATTCAGTTTCCAGCAGCAGCAGCTAGTACAGCTATTATAAGAATAGCGTAGGAGGAGAGCATGGCTCTTGTCCTAAACGATAGGGTAAAAGAAACTACCACTTCTACTGGTACAGGCACCATAAATTTAGCAGGTGCTGAAACTGGTTTTGAAACTTTCGTAGCGGGAATAGGTAATTCTAATACTACCTATTACGCTATTGTTCATACAAGTGCAAACGAGTTCGAAGTCGGATTAGGCACGGTTACTGACGCTTCTCCAGATACATTATCTAGAACTACAATCATAAGTAGCACTAACTCTGACTCTGCAGTAGATTTTTCTGCAGGAACTAAAAACGTATTTTGTACGTTACCTGCTAGTAAAGCTGTAGTTATACCCACTTCGGGAGATATGACTGTTGATGTTCCAGGAGATATTATTTTTGATGCAGATGGTGGGGATATATTATTTAAAGACGCTGGAACTTTGGTTGGAACTATTGGTGGATTTGCAGGTAATAATGTAACCATTAAATCAGAGGTATCTGATGGGGATGTAATTTTTCAAGGTAATGATGGCGGCTCTGGAATAACTGCTCTTACTCTTGATATGTCAGAGCAAGGAAATGCAACTTTTAATAAAAATGTAATATTCGGAGATAACGGTAAAGCTCTGTTTGGTGCAGGTACAGATTTAGCAATATTTAGTGATGGTACAGATGGAAAGATAGAAGCTAGTGGAACTCTTATTCTTGATGCTGATGGCACAACTATATCTTTAAGAGATGGCGGTACAGAAAATAGTCAGATTGGATTAGATAGTGCAGGTCTTGTTTTCACAGTAGTAGGTGCAGACAAAGACTTTTTTATATCAGGAAATGATGGTGGTTCAGCAATCACGGGAGTTAGAGTGGATTTTTCTGATGCTGGTGCAATAATTTGTAATGGCAATATTACAGCTTTTGGAAACACGTCAGATATAAAGTTAAAAGAAAATATTGAAGTTATTTCTGATGCCCTAGATAAAGTAAAAAAGTTAAAAGGAATAACTTTTAATTACAAAAAAGATGGAAAAAGAAGTACAGGACTTATAGCACAAGACTTAGAAAAAGTATTACCAGAGGCTGTTTATGAATCTTCTGATATAGACAATGATGAAGATAAACACTTAGCTATTCGTTATGGCAACACAGTAGGTTTATTAGTAGAAGCTATTAAAGAACAACAAAAAGAAATAGATACTTTAAATGACTATGTGAAATTACAGTCAGCTACCATCATGGACATGGAAAGAAGATTGAATGAATTAGAGGATAAATAATGGCTTTATCAAGTTCAGGTTCACTATCCATGAGTCAAATACAATCTGAGTGGGGCGGTAGTAACCCTATAGGTCTTAATGAGTATTATTTAGGAAGTTTATCTAACGCTACTAATCAAAGCTCAGTCGCTGTAACTCCTTCTATAAGTTCATCTAGTTCAAGTGTATACACACCTGGAACTAAACTAATTGGTGCCTATACTACTTATTATTACACTGCTGGATTTAGAAACTCAAACCTCTCTACTAGTTCGAATTTTCCTGCTTTGGGTTCTAGTTCACAAGGTGTTTCAAGAACAATAAACGCAGATAGTTCAGGTAACGCAGGAACTATACCCTCTTCAGGAGCAATCTCATTCAACCATTTTAGAGGCACAGCAAAAGGCACAACATCAACATTTACTGTTTATGGTTGGGTTACTGAACAATATAGTGGCGGTCTAACTGGTGGTTTTAGTCCTGGTTTTTTATATTTATATTTAGGAGGTCACTGGGGAGGTGCTTCAGAGGGCGGTCCGAGTGGAGGAGCTTGGACAGGTACACCATTTAATTATTTTACTACAAATGCAGTAGGAAACAATGTACAAATGCCCGCAACTACTTGGTATGCAGGAACTAATACAGTAAATGGAGCTAATGGTAACCAATGGACTAAGACTCATAAAACTTATCCTAATATTGGCAGTGTTACTGAGTTCACATGGGCTTTGACTGGTAGCAATGCTTTTGGGGGGTTTAGTGGTACAGTAACTATGACCTTCACATATTAATGAATGAAACCAGAGGATTTATATCTTTACTACAGCTCTATAGAGGGAGAAGAATTTGTGCACACATATTGGAATGGTGTTAAAGTTAGTGTTAGAAAAGAAAATAAAACAGAACAACAAATAAGAGAAGACCTTTTAGATAGAATAAACAGTGAAGACATACAAGAAATTAACAAACTTTTAAACAACCCACCACCCATGGACATTGAGGAGATATAATGGCATCAGAACATGATTTAGAAGGAGACATTCTAGGGACAATATTTGATTTTAAAGGTGTAGAAGGTGCTCCACAACACACTATAGATAATCAATTTCAACTTTCAGTTATAGTCGGAAATAAAGGAGATAGAATAGGTCGTAGAAGTTTAAACGTACTTAATCACGACTACATGGATTATCACCCAGAGTCAGATAAACTAATTAAATCACTGCACTGTTGGTTTTATTGTTCTGGAGCATTTAAATCCTATTCCGATTTAAGAGGTCAAGGTATAACTGTAGAAGATTGGAGAGTTTACTTAGGTCTTCAACCCCCAGCACACCCTGAAATAGCAAATCTAGTAGACAATTATCCACCGCCAGATTTACCAGATAATATTTCTGACGAAGCTCTAGAAGCATGTGAAGAAACTTATGGAAGTATTTATTGGAAAGACCAAGAAACACCTGAGTGGACAAAGTCAGTTATGGAATATGAATGGAAAGTAGACTACAGTTATTTTGAAGCAATAGAAGACAATACAATATTTATTTGTTTTTTACCCTTACAGTCGAGGTGGAGAGCAGGGTGGGAAGTAGAGCAACTTATATTACATCCAGGAGAAATGAAACCTACCGATAAAAAAGGACAACTGTGTTATTTATTTACATCTGGTGATTGCGAAGTTATAGACTCAGGTAATGGTACACCTAACATCACACATTATTTTAAACAGTGGGATTGTAAAAAACTTACTAAAGAGCATTACTTAGTAAAAAATACAGGTAACGAAAAAATTAAATTAATTAGGTTTTATAAAAAATGATAGAAAAAATTAAATACGAATCTAGCTTAGTTAAAAAATGGTTTGCACAAACT